TCGGTGAAGCTCCTGTTAAAACTGAGGGTGCTGGCGTTTCATACGACAATGCTCAAGAAGTTTACACAGCTCGCTACACACACGAAACCATTGCTTTGGCTTATTCATTAACTGAAGAAGCTGTTGAGGATAACTTGTACGCATCACTTGCTGCTCGTTACACCAAAGCATTAGCTCGTTCAATGGCAACAACAAAACAAATCAAAGCAGCAGCCGTATTAAACAATGCGTTTACTACAGCAATCGGCGGCGACGGCAAACCTTTGTGTGCAACTGACCATCCAACATTGTCTGGTCCAGATCTACGCAACGAGTTGACAACTCCAGCCGACTTAAGCGAAACATCGCTTGAGCAAGCTTTGATTGACATCGCAGCATTCACTGATGAGCGTGGTTTAAAAATCGCTGTTCGTGGCTTGAAATTGATTGTTCCAAAAGAACTACAATTTACCTCAGACCGCATCTTGAAATCTACTCTACGTGTTGGTACTGCTGATAACGATATCAACGCTATCAAAAACATGGGTATGGTTCCACAAGGCTACACAGTAAACCATTACTTAACAGACCCAGACGCTTGGTTCATCAAAACTGATGCTCCTAACGGCATGAAAATGTTTGAACGTGTTGCGTTCAAAACTGGTTTTGAAGGTGATTTTGATACAGGTAACGTACGCTACAAAGCACGTGAGCGTTATAGCTTTGGCTACAGCGATCCACGCGGTATCTTCGGTTGCCCAGGTACACCTTAATTCAACGGTAATACGTAGAATGGAAAGCCACCTTCGGGTGGCTTTTTTATTGCAATTAGAAGGTTGACAAGGAATACGTATACTGTATAGTGGGACCAAAGGAGTAGTATATGCCATACGCAATGGATTACATTGGAATATATAAGATTGTTAATAATGTTACTCAAAAGTGCTATGTAGGGCAGTCCCAACGTGTAAAAAAGCGGATTAAAGAACACTTTAGATTGCTTAAAAACAATAAACATCCTAATGATCACCTTCAACATTCTTTTAACAAGTACGGAGAAGGCGCCTTCACAGGGCATATTGAAATCGTTTGTGAAGACGCTACAGAGTTAGATACGCTTGAAGAAGCTTTTTTAAATAAAAAAGCATGGTTTGAAGAAGATACGGCATATAACATTGCAAATTTTGCCAAAGCTCCAATGCGTGGAAAAGTACATACGCTAGAAACACGACAAAAGATAAGAGACACGAAGATAAATCAAAATTTTAATTACTCAGATCCTGAGTGGAAAGAGAAGTTAAGAAAAGGGCAACATAGTCGTTTTTTTTCAGACAAAGTATTTGTTGCAAATCTTAAGTATATCCTTGATAATCCTACAATGAGTTATGCAGAACGCGGGCGTCATTTAGGAAAAGATATATCTACTACCCGCAAATTATTTATTAAATATAAACATTTACAAGGAGTTTTATAATGGCAACTACACACTTTTCCGGACCAGTAGCATCTGCTAATGGTTTTGAGGGCGACATTACAGGTAATGTAACAGGTAATGTAACAGGTAATGTAACTGGCAACATCACAGGCAATATCGCAGGAAGTGGCAGCATCACTCATGCTACGACCGCCGCAATCAACGCCACTGCCACAGCAACCGCAGCACAAATAGCTACAGGTTATATTACATCTACATCAGCAGCAGCTACAGCAATCACACTTCCTACAGGTACTTTACTCGGTGCTGCACTTGGTGCAGTTAGAGGTAGTGTTTTTGACTTGTACGTTGATAATACAGCAGGCGCAAGCACTGTAACTATGGTAGTAGCTGTAAATGGCATTTTATCTGATGCTGCAACAACAACTGCTGCTAGTTTTGGTCAGTTAACTATTGCTGCTGGAGCTACAGGCATCGCACGCTTTACATTAATGTTTGCAAGCGCAACTGCTTATACATTTACTCGTACTGCTTAATTTTAACTTCTAACTTTAAAGGAGTTAAATAATGTCTACTCTCTCTTCGATTACTCGTGTAGGTACATACGAACCGTTTGAGTTACAGGTGTCTAGAGGCCAGATCATGGGCCACACTAGTATCACTGTATTTGGATACAACCCCGATGTAGATACGACGGAAGAGACAATATGGCCAGATGGTGGCACTATTGTTCATCCTACTACTGCTTCTGTTTTAAAAGTAAGCTCTACAAGTGCAGATGACACTTCTGCAGGTACAGGCGCCCGTACGGTATACATCGAAGGGCTAAATGGTAGTTATAACGTTGTTAGTGAAACGGTAATACTAAACGGGCAAACTGCCGTAAACACCACAAACTCATACATGTATGTTAACCAGTTGTACGTTGTAACAGTTGGTTCTGGAGGAGAAAACGCAGGTGTAATTAACGTAGGGACAGGTGTAGTTACCGCTGGTGTTCCAGCCGTTCTATATGACCTGATTGCTATCGGCTATAACACCCGTACCACCGCGCATTATTGTGTTCCAGCTGGATACACTGCTTATTTAGTACAAGGGGCCATAACGGCAGGACAGGCGTCAGGCTCTACTTCAGTTACAGCATTTTTAAAGCAACACGGTCCAGACGGTATTCTACGGGTTGCAGCGGTTTCTACATTAAATAATGGGTCTGTTAGCTATGTTTTTACTTACCCAATTACAGTAGCGGAAAAAAATTGCATTGGAGCATCGGCATTAGGTTCTGCTGCTAATAACTCTGCCAGTGCGTTTTTTAATATCGTACTAATTAAGAACGATGGAAGCGCTGCATAATGGAAATGATGGTATGGAATATCGTGCTATCTTTTATGGTAGCCATTATGGGGTTTTTACTTAAATCTAAGTTTGAAGACCTTGATAGGCTTAGTATTTTGCTTAACCGTACCAGAGAGGAGATAGCGCGTGACCATATCACTCGTGCAGAAGTTAGGGCAGACATTGAAAGAATTATGGAACGCTTTGAAGATGGGATTAACCGTCTTGAAGCAAAAATTGATAAACTTGCTGAAAAGTAATAATTAAGGAGAACTATTATGGCTGGAAAAGGTATGGGTGCAGCAACTGCTGGTGGTGGTTGTGTTGAAAAAGGCTCCCGCAATAAAATGGTATCACAAACAAGTAAAACTACGGGTCCTGTGTTTTTAGCGGACGGTGGTGACGTAAGTCCTCGCAAACGCATGGCTATGGGTTTGAAAGATGGCGGTAGTCCTGTGAAAATGGCATTTGGTGGAGTCATGCGTAAAGTTGCGCAAGCAGCACAACAAGTTACTAAAGACATGCCTGCAACTGCTCCAAAAAAAGGCAGTGGGCTTTTCCGTGCAGCAGCACAACAAGTTACTAAAGACATGCCTGCAACTGCCCCAAGTCAAGGCAGTGGGTTTATGCGTGCAGCAGCAAAAGCTATTAAAGGCATGCCTGCAACTGCCCCAAATCAAGGCAGTGGGCTTTTGCGTAAAGCAGTAACAAAAGCAGCAGTAGCAGCAAAAAAAGGCATGGGCATGAAAGACGGCGGTAATGTAAAAGCAGGCTATCACATGATGCCTGACGGCACTATGATGAAGGGTAAAAAACACCCTAAAAAAATGAAAAAAGGTGGCGCCTGCTAAATGGCTACTTCAGGTACCACGATATTTGATCTACAGATCGACGAGCTTATAGAAGAATCTTTTGAACGTTGCGGCATGCAAATGACCAACGGTAATCAGCTCAAAACAGCTCGTCGTTCACTCAATCTAATGTTTTTAGAGTGGGCAAATCGTGGCCTGAACCTTTGGACTATTGAACTTGCAACAGCTAACCTGACGGTCGGTCAAATAGAAGTGGTATTGGATACGGATACTGTAAACGTGCTTTCAGCCGTTATCAGAGATTTGTCCCAAAGCCCTTCTGTAGACATTGTAATTGATAGGATTAGTCGTGCAGAGTATTTGCACATACCAGATAAATCAACACAGGCAAGGCCTGCCCAGTTATATGTGGAACGTACCAACATTCCTAAAGTATACCTGTACCCAACGCCTAGTGCCTCCAATTTATATCAACTTAGGTACTATCGTATTAAACGAATGGACGATGCGGGGGAATACTCCAATACAGCGGATGTTAATTTCCGTTTCTTGCCTTGTCTAGCTGCTGGATTGGCTTACTACTTGTCCCTTAAATTTACTCCTGATCGTACGCCCGCTTTAAAAGCGCTATATGAAGAAGAGTTCGCACGTGCAGCGGCAGAGGATAGGGATACCGCAAGCGCCCACTTTGTACCAGACGTAATGGGATATTAATGTGGCATATGCTTCTGGTAAGTACGCGTTTGGATTATGCGATTACTGCGGCCAGCGGTACCCGTACAACGTATTAAGAAAAAACTGGCGTGGATTTAAAGTCTGCCCAGACGACTATGAACCAAAAGAGCCTCAGCTAGAGCCCTTGCAGTTTGTGGCAGATGCCCAAGCCCTTGAGCAACCTAGGCCCGATCGAGTAGAGCCGCTGGTTGTGTTTGTAGGAGCTCCTGGAGACACTGCGTTTCAGAGTAGAGGAAGTGCAACGAATACCATAGATATGCGCCCTGCTACAGAAGATAGGGATTTATATGCAGTAAGTGCGCTAGGAACAGTTACGGTGGAAATAACATGACATATGATGAACTAGTAACAAATATTAGAAACTACACCGAAGTGGGCAGTAATGTATTTACTGAGCCTGTGATTAATACATTTATTACAATGTCTGAAAATAGGATTCTTAGAGACATCGACCTTGATGACTTTAAAAAAGAATCTACCGGAACGATGACAAGTGGTAATAGGTTTTTAACGGCTCCGACTGACTTGCTTACACACCGTTACCTAATCTTAACAGATGCAGCCGGTGATCAAATTTTCCTAGAATTTAGAGATACTTCTTTCTTAAAAGAATATTGGGTAGACGGCACTACAACGGGTGTTCCTAAATTTTATTCCGTATGGGATCAAAACACGTTTTACATTGCCCCTACCCCTAATGCCAACTTTTCAGTAGAAATAGGTTATATTCGCAAGCCTACTACATTATCTTCTACTAATACCGAAACATGGGTCAGTATTAACGCCCCTGAGGCGCTTTTATATGCTTGCTTGATACAAGCCTATAGCTATACAAAAGGACCGCCTGACATGATGGCATACTTTGAGAACAGCTATAAACAAGCTATTCAAGGTCTTGGTGTTGAACAACAAGGTCGCCGTCGTCGTGACGAATACAGGGATGGTATGGCTAGGCTTGTTGTCCAGTCTCCTTCTCCTAACTAAGGACTATAAATGGCCATTACACAGACCTTATGCTCCTCCTTTAAACAAGAACTCTTGCAAGCATTGCATGATTTCGATGTTGTGGGAGGCAATACCTTTAAGATTGCTTTATATACAGATACGGCAACGCTTAATGCATCCACCACTGTATACACAACGGTAGGGGAAGTGCCTGCAAGCGGGTCATATACTGCAGGAGGGGGTACTCTAACAAAAGTAGGTACTTCGGTATCTGGAACGATTGGCTACACCAGTTTTAGTGACATTTCATTTACCTCATCAACTATTACAGCATTTGGGGCTTTAGTATATAATGCATCAAATGGCAATCGGGCCGTAGCTGTGTTAAATTTTGGATCAGAAAAGGTTTCAGTAAATAATACATTTACCATTCGTTTTCCACCAAATAATGCGTCAAGTGCTATTATTAGAATCATCTAAGGAGTTATTTTATGTTTAAAGAAAAAGTACAAATGGCGGATGTATGCGAGGCTTCAGTCGACCGAGGCGCTAATCATTCCGAATCAACCAGCATTTCAGGTTACTACACTGTTGAGTGTCATGACGCCAGCGGTGCTTTGAAGTGGAAAGACGACATCCACAATCTAGTGACCACAGTAGGTAAAAACCTAACAATGGACACTATTCTAGGCAACTCTGCGGCAGGTGCAGTTGTTATGGGCTTAAAAGGTGTAGGTACAGCTGATATCGCTGATACACAAGCCTCTCATGCAGCTTGGAATGAAGTAGGCGGCACTAATGCTCCGACATACACAGGTACTCGTAAAACTCCAGCATTTGGTTCAGCAACAGGGGGTGTTAAAACTACATCAGCCGCAGTTGTGTTTGCAATGACAGGTTCAGGTACAGTAGCAGGTTGTTTCATTAATATTGGTGGTTCAGCTACTAAAGACGACACAACAGGCACATTGTTTAGTGCTGGTGACTTTACTGCAGGCAATAAGGTTGTAACATCAGGCGACACTTTATCCGTTACATACGCTGCAACTGCCGCTTAATTAGGAGCCGCAAATGGCTCTCGTCCTTAAAGATAGAGTAAAAGAGACCGCGAACTCGCCAGGTACGGGCACGGTTACACTGCTTGGAGCCTCCACAGGCTTCCAGGCTTTTTCTGTTGTCGGTAATGGCAATACTTGTTACTACACTATCTCAGATCAGGGTGGTCCAAACTGGGAAGTGGGTATTGGCACGTATACGCTATCGGGTACTACACTAGCTAGAACAACGGTGTTATCTTCCTCTAACGGTGGTTCACTTACTAATTTTAGTTCAGGCACACAGGATGTATTTGTTACATACCCTGCTGAAAAAGGCTTGTGGCTAGATGCATCTGGTAATGCTATTGGACTAGGTACTCCGGCCTCCTTGGTAGGTACTAACATTACGGGTACCGCTTCAGGTTTAACAGCAGGAAACGTTACCACCAATGCCAATTTAACTGGTCCGATCACTTCAGTAGGTAATGCTACAAGCATAGCAAGCCAGACAGGTACAGGTACTAAGTTTGTAGTAGATAACACTCCAACCTTAATCACGCCCGTTATAGGCGCTGCAACCGGCACAAGTCTTTCTGTATCAGCTACAGTTACAGGTGCGGAGTTACTAGCTTCAAATGGACTAGTTATTAATAACATGACCATAGGTACTACCTACGCAATCCCATCAGGCTACTCTGCTAGTTCAGTTGGGCCGGTGGTAATTTCAGGGGGTGTTACGATTACCGTGCCGTCAGGTAGTAGATGGGTTGTATTGTAGCATGTTTGGATTTGCATCTTTTGCTCAGATACCGTTTGCCGCACTAGGGGGAACTGCTTATCCTGTAGACATAGCTGAATCCATTACACTGACCGAAGTACAAATTGTATCAGCTGATTTCTTATGCCTACGAGATGAAAGCCTAACAGTATCAAGCGCAGAGGATGTGCTTGCAGGATTTATTGCAGCAAGAGATGAAAGCCTGTTACTGTCTGAGACGCAAAGTGCCCTCGCTGATTATCTATCTGCACAGGCAGAGACAATATCGCTATCCGAAGCACAAAGTGCTGCAGCAGACTTTTTATCTTCTCAAACAGAAGAAGTAACACTAACTGATTCACAAGCGGTGCAAGCGGATTTTGTAGGGTCAGTAAGCGAGTCACAAACCTTAACCGATTCACAGGCAGTACAGGCAGACTTCGTAGCAGCTCAATATAACAACATCACATTGTCGACCAATGATGATGTAAATGCGGACTTCCTAGCAAGTCAGGGAGAACAGATAGTAATGCTAGAAGCAAGCTCGTCTACAGGCAGCTTCTTAGGCTTTGTGGTAGATACCATAACTGTTACTGAAGCACAAGATGTATTGGCTGATTTTATAGGATTAGTCACTGAAACAGAAACGGTAACGGACTCACAGGATGTACTTGCTGCGTTTGTGGCCGTGCGAGATGAAGTCACCACACTAGCCGATACGCAAAGTGTAAACGCGGCCTTTTTAGCCAATAGTTTTGAATTATTTACAATGACCGATACCCAGTCTGGATCGGTTGAGTTTGTTGGAACGGTGTTGGAATTGATGACGCTGCTAGATTTGCAGTATGCTCGTGGATGGTTCCAAGTAAATGATGGTCAAACCCCTGATTGGGTAGCTATAAATGATGCACAGACAATAACGTGGACACCCGTAAATGACACGCAATCCCCAGGGTGGAATGTGGTTGACGATAACCAATAATACTGTAAAATGTACTTAAATTTGAAGGACTAAAACATGGCTTCAACCTTTTCACCGCTTAAAATAGAGCTCATTGCTACGGGCGAGCAATCGTACACGTGGGGCACAACCACAAATAACAATTTGGGTACTGCCTTGGGCGAAGCTATCACAGGGTCTGCGGACGTGGCCTATAGTTCTGCTGCCGATGTTACGGTTACTTTAACGGATACTAATGCTGCCCAAACTGCGCGTAACTTACGTTTAAATATTACAGAGAGCGGCGCGGGCATTGGTTATGTAGGCAGTTTAATCCTTGGAGCAGGCTGTCAGATTGAAAAGTTATATTTGGTAAACAACACTACCACTGCGGCTAAGACCGTTAAGAACACCACGGGAACGGGTGTGATAGTACCTGCAGGCAAGTCTATGTTTGTGTTTAATAATGGGACGAATGTAGTGGATGCGATTACGCATCTTGCATCCCTTACTCTTGCTTCGGCTCTTCCTGTCGCTTCAGGGGGCACGAACGCAACCTCTGCAAGCATCACAGCCTTTAATAATATTACAGGCTACACGGCCTCTGGTGCAACGGGTACGACAAGCACCAGCTTAGTGTTTAATACTTCCCCTACACTGGTCACACCTGTTCTTGGCGTAGCCTCTGCAACTAGTTTGGCCGTTTCAGGGTTTGTAGGTACTGCAACTACGGGTGCACTTACTACTCCAGTGGGTACAACAGCGCAAAGGCCCTCTCCTGTATCCGGCATGGTTCGCTTTAACACCAGCAACACCACCTTTGAGGGATATAATGGGTCGGTTTGGGGATCCATTGGCAGCGGTGCTACAGGTGGTGGCAGTGATCAAGTGTTCCAAGAGAACCAATTGATTGTCACGACTAACTACACATTGTCTACAGGCAAGTCTGCCATGAGCGTTGGACCTATCACAATTAACGCGGGCGTGGTGGTTACTGTGCCAAGTGGCTACTCTTGGGCGATTTTATAAGGAAATTATTATGGCAGTTACATTAAATGCGAGTCTTTCAACAGGTCTAGTCCAGACAGCAGACACATCGGGCAACTTAAACCTACAAAGCGGTGGCACAACCATTGTTGCTATTACGTCATCGGGCGCTGCTATTACGGGGGCGGTTACATCATCTGCATTAACCTCTGGGCGTATTACTTACGCTACTACAGGTGGTGAATTAATTGATAATGCTAACATGACATTTGATGGCAATAGTATAGGTCTTGCTGGTGGTAATTACGATACTGGTACTGATATAGATGGAAATTCTAAGTTTGGTAGAACAGACCGAGCTTATATGCAGATTAATCGTATTGGCTCTGCATCTGGTAGCTCTATAGGTTTTTATACCACTCCAAACGCTTCTGGTGCTTTAGCAGAACGTATGCATATTGATTCTGCTGGTAACGTGGGTATTGGCACTACTAGTACCGCCCAAAGATTAAGTCTATCTATAGCAGGTTCAGCAGGTGCAACTAACTTTGGTTTAGGCAATGATACTGACGCTTCGGGTGCTGTCATTCAATATCTTGGCTCTACCTTTGCTACAACTACTAGACGTGAAGCTCTTGAATTTTACATGACTGGTGCAAATACTAAACAGATATTCTATACAAATGGCACGGAACGTATGCGTATTGATTCTGCTGGAGCCTTAATACTAGCTGGCTCTACGGCACAAAAAGCAACAGGAACTACGTGGTCTAACCCATCAGACATTCGCCTAAAAGACAACGTAACAAACTACACAAAAGGTCTTGCAGAACTAATGCAAGTTAATGTTAAAGAGTGGGAATATAACGGTAAGGGTGGCACTACCGAGGGTATGAAAGGTCTTGGAGTTATTGCCGATGAAGTAATGGAAGTGTTACCAAATACTGTTGGTACTTACCAAGCTAAATTAAATGCAGATGACGAAGATGATACAGACATCAAAAAGTTTGACGCAACTGAAATTACATGGTTAATGCTTAACTCTATTAAAGAACAACAAGCAATGATAGACGAATTAAAAGCAGAAATAGATTTACTCAAGGGAGTTAAATAATATGTCAAGCGTAATTGTAGCTGGTGACACCAGCGGTAGCGTTACCTTACAAGCCCAAGCAGTATCAGGTTCAACGGTACTAACCCTGCCTGCAGTTAGCGGAACATTAATATCATCAGGCGGAGCAGCATCGTTTACTGACCTAACAACCACAGGCAACACTATACTCGGTGACGCAAGCACAGACACGCTTAATGTAGGCAACGGTGGGCTGGTCAAGGACGCTTCGGGTAACGTGGGTATAGGTGTAACTCCTAGTGCTTGGAGCGCAAGCAATTGTGCTGTTGAAGCAGGAGCATGGACAGCACTTGTTGGTAGTACTGCGGCAACATCTGGGTATACTCGTTTGATGAATAGTTCTTACTATAACGGTACGAATTTTATTTATAAAGGGACAGGCACTTCATACGTTCCAGCTCAATATGTAATGACTTCAAGTGGTGCGCACCAATGGTTCACGGCAGCATCAGGCACAGCAGGTAACGCTATAACCTTCACCCAAGCAATGACACTAAATGCTAGTGGTGGACTTCAAACTCTAAACACTATCGGTGTAGGCAACGCAACACCTTCTACATCAGGTTCAGGTATTACATTCCCAGCTACACAATCAGCGAGTACAGATGCTAATACGCTAGATGATTATGAGGAAGGTACATTTACGCCTACCATTATAGGTACTACTACTGCTGGGACAGGAACTTATTCAGCTAACTCTCAAATAGGTAGGTATACAAAAATAGGCAATCGTGTGTATTTTACTATATATTTTGTTTGGACTGCTCATACAGGCACAGGAAATATGAGTGTTGCAGGGCTTCCATTTACCAGTATTGCAACTGCTGGCACGTTTAATGCTCTTTCTACATGGTACCAAAACATTACAATGACAGCATTAAACTTATTAGCAGCGTACGTTAACTTAAACGCAACTATTGTTTCCTTATCTCAAACCCCTGTTGGGGGTGGTGCTGCTACTGCAGTAGCTATGGATACGGCAGGGAGTTTAATGCTTACAGGACATTATGAAGTAGCTTAACTACATTGGATTGATGTAGTCAGACACATAAAAGGAGAAACACAATGGCTTTAACAGAAGAAAAAGTAATAGACCAAATAACAGTAGTAGAGAACGGTACAATTCAATACCGTGAAGCTACTCGTATTTTAAAAGATGGTGAGCAGATAGCACAAACCTATCACCGTTCTAGCCTAGCCCCAGCAAGTGATTTAACAGACGTACCAGCTAACGTAGTGGCGATTGCTAATGTAGCTTGGACAGAAGAAGTTGTAGCAGCTTATCAAGAACAGGTAGCGAAAGTAGGAGCTTAACATGGCAATCACGCTAGACGGCACAACGGGAATCACCACTCCGGGTCTTACCAACACAGGTACAGAGACCATCGTAAACCTCACCACAACGGGGAACACCATACTCGGTGACGCAAGCACAGACACATTAAATGTAGGCAACGGTGGACTGATTAAAGACGCTTCGGGTAACGTAGGGATTGGTACTGCTAGTCCTACTGCAAAATTAACAGTAAATGGTAATCAAAGTTTTGCAGAAAAAACAGCGGCATACATTGGCGTAGATATTGCAACTACGGCAGGTAATGGAGGCAACCTTACAGTAAAAGCAGGTAATGGAAGCGGCTCAGGTAATACTTCTGGAAACTTATATGTTGGAGCTGGTAGAGGTTCAGTTTCAGCAGCAAATGGTTTTATAGCGTTTGGTGCTGCACAAACAACTAATGCAGTTGGTCTTGATGCTGAATATATGCGTATTGACTCTGCAGGTAACGTAGGTATTGGTACTACTAGTCCTGCTGTAAGATTAGAGCCGTCATCAACAACAGCAGCAGTCTATACTAGAAATTCTTGGATTGCCTCTAATACAGATAATGGAGAAGTAGAGCGTGGTGGCTTTGAATTTAGCACACGAAACATTAGTGGTTCTACTAGGACTTGGGGGGTATATGGTTACACTACAGACTTATCTACCACATTCCGTGGTGGGTTAACATTTAAAACGGTAAATAACACAGCATCAGAATCAATGAAATTAACTCCTCTTGGAAATTTGGAATTAACAACAGGACATTATTATGGGTTATTTACTGGAACTGATGTTGGCATTGAACTAAAACCATCACATGGCACATCTGGCGCAGTATTCGCCTCATTCTTAAATCATACTGGTACTCGCATAGGTTCAATAAGTAGAAACACAACTACCAATGCTGTTTTATATAACACAACATCAGATGAGCGATTAAAAGAAAACATTGCTGATTCAAATCCAGTATTAGAAACAATTAGTAAGATTAAAGTAAGGCAATATGATTGGAAAGATGCAAATGTCCACCAAGATTATGGCTTTATTGCTCAAGAGTTAGATACGGTAATTGATGGAGTAGTTACTAAGCCAGATGATGCTGAACTTATGTGGTCTGTTGATTACAGTAAAATCACTCCGCACTTAGTAAAAGCAATTCAAGAGCAACAAGCAATGATAGACGAATTAAAGGCTAAAGTGGCTGCCTTAGAAGCTGCTTAATTTCAAAGGAAACAAAATGGCTGAAACCAAAAAAACCACCATTACTGTTGACGATGTAGATTATGTTTATGAAGACATGACTCCACAACAACAAGCAATGGTCAATCACATATCAGACTTAGACCGTAAGATAGGCACAAGTCAGTTTAACCTAGACCAGCTTAATGTCGGCAAGTCTGCATTTGTAAACTTGCTTAAAGAGTCTTTAACCGCACCTAAAGAGGAATAACAATGGAAAACCTGATAGCTAAAGTAAACGCTTTTTTGAGCCAGTTCTGCATCGTGTGCAAAGTGCCTTGTGACAAGCAAATGCATTTCCTATCAGGTTTCATCATTGCGGCGGTATTAACACCGTTCATTGGCGCTTACTCCATCCTAGTGGTGGCTGTAATTGCAGCCTTAAAAGAGATATACGATGCCCGTCACCCTGACAAGCACACCGCCGACTTCATGGACTGGGTAGCAACTGTATTAGGTGGCGTGGTTGGCTTTGTTGTAGTCGCATTAGTTTAGGAAGCTTGTAGATGAATTTACCTCATCACAGACACTGCCGATCAAATATAAAAAGCCTAGGGTATTTACTACTAGGTTTTTTAATCGGCGGTCTATTAGCCGTAGGAGTAGCGTATGCGGACGAAACAACAATTAATTATAAGGGTCAACCTGTCCCCTCTGCTATGGCTCCTTCGATGTCAGCTTTCAGTCAAGATGTTTGCAGCATTGGCATTAGTGGTGCTGTCAACGGTGGGATATTTTCTGTAGCCGGTGGAACGATGGTTACGGACAACAACTGCGTTAAGTTACGTTGGGCTAAGTTCCTAAGCGATAGTGGACTAAAGGTTGCGGCAGTATCTCTTGCTTGTGCAGCCAACCATGAAAACTGGGTCGCTATGGAGATGTCGGGCAGTCCCTGTCCTATAGGCGGCGCTATTGGTGATGCAGCAAGAAAGGCGTGGTATGACTTACACCCCGATTGGTTTGAGGCGATTTATGGTAAAGACTTCGTTCTTATCACTCCTCTTCCTGACTCTCATAAGGAGTAGCTATGTTTACGCGTATTGTGCAGCAAGTCAATGGACTAGTTATGGCCCGGTATATTCGAGTCTCTACGTTGGTCAAGGAACGGATCTTGCCCAGTGCCAAGCAATTGCTTGCCAGTATTACCCAGGTATTCCAGAATGTGGTCAACCTGTACCGCCTAGCTGTACAGACCATGTTGAATATCAAAGTCTTGCTTGTGCCCCTAATCACAGCGGTTCAGTCAATCAAAGTCGCACTTATCAGTGTCAAAGCCAGAGTTTTACCCCTTGGACAACTACTTCTGACAATTGTACACCCAACCAAGCAAGCTGCACCTACAGCGCCGTCACCGAAGAGAGGCAGGCCTGTGGGAGTAACCAAATCGGCTCGGTCACGTTTAAAAGAGAACAAAACTGTCCCGACCCCTACGGCTCTCCAGTCGACTCAGGATGGTTTGAAATCAGCAGGTCTTGCCAAGCCGCTCCGCCAACCTGCCAAACAGCCGTTGAAAGCCAAAGCTTAGTATGTCCACAAAACTTTTCAGGCTCAATACAGCAAACCAAGACAAGCGTTTGCTCGGACCCGTATGGACAACCAACGGAAGGCGTGTGGACAACGGTGTCAAATTCATGCACACCAGACCCGGCAACGTGTTCAGTATCAACGCAGGTTAGGACTTTAGCATGTCAGGAAGATTACATCGGAGCAGTAACGGAAAACAGGATGTCGAGTTGCGCGACACCTTACAGCGAGCCTGTGTGGAGCAGCTGGATGGTGACTCAGGATACCTGCACCAAGAGTCCAACCAACGTAACGAACATGAGCAGTCCGTTGAATCCAGTCAGTCCAATAGCACCAACGATGCAGGAGACAGTAGTACAGCAACAAGAGCAACCAGCAATGGAGATGCCGAGCATACCAGCTTCCCCTGCGCCCACTGCAACGACTACGACCCAAGAGACAACACAAACACCGACAGCACCGCAAGCACCCAAGGGCAAGGAACTAGTGCCAGGCTTTGGGATTGTGTTGAGCCTAGAGATTTTAAACAAGCCTATGCAGATTCAAGAGATTCAATTGAACGATGCACTGGCATACCAGCAGGAGTTACCGTATGAGCTTAAAGGAAACCAAGGAATCTTACTCGAACTACTCAGCGAAAACGCTATTAGTAGTTCTTTTTGGAGTATTAGCGCCGATAGGTGGAACAATCTACGTCGGCATAACGACCTACAACCGAGTTATAGCGGCGACTGAAGCGATTGAAGCTGCTAAACCCTACGACGATGCCGAGTTAAAAGCAGAAGTCAACGCACTAAAGGTGCAGTTGTCTGCACAGCAAGCTTCAGTAAACGTAGTTAAAGACTCGATGGTGCAAACATCAAACCAATTGGTGTCCATGCAAGAGAAGGTATCAAACGCCATTGGCACTGCTAACGAAGCTAAAGCAATTACTAACGGCAATGTACGTGAAACTGCCGCGTCTTTAATGGGTGTGCGGGAAGAGATGAAAGCCACCCGCGAAGGCATTGAATCACAACTAAAAGCCCTTAAACGGGCAACGTCAAATCCACTGGGGAATTAATTATGTTATCTATCATATCAGGCCTATTAGGCATAGGCTCATCAGCACTACCAAGTATCTTAGGCTTCTTTCAACAGAAGGGCGATCAGAAGCATGAGATGGCTATGGCTCGTTTGCAGACAGAACGAGAAGCCGCTATGGCTGCCGCTGGCTTTGCATCACAAGAAAAGATTGAAGCCATCAAGCTAGACGAGATTGAAGTGCAGACCTATGCACAAGAGCGCGAGGCTTTGTATGCTCACGACATGAAGATGATGGACAAGGCATCACAAGGCACAGTAGATTTAAATGCTAAGGTGCGTCCTATAATAGCCTTTACGTTTGTGGGCTTGCTTGTAATAGTAGATCTTGTTGGTCTAGGTTGGGCAATATATACTGGCGTAGAGTTTGGCACTGCTATGAGCTTAGTATTTTCTGATGATGAAATGGCAATTGTAAGTAGCATAATCGGCTTCTACTTTGGTTCTCGTCAATGGGAAAAACACCGTGAAGGCAAGTAAAGAATTATTTAAAATGCTTAAGCACCACGAGGGCGTTAGGTACAAACCGTATCAATGCCCTGCAAAACTTTGGACTATTGGTGTTGGTAGTGTTTTATATCCAGAACAGGCTAAAATACCATCAAGCATAGAGGGCATGGCTACTCGTAAAGCGTACCCTTTAAAGCCTGAAGACAACCGCAGATGGAGTGAGGAAGAAGTTGACAAGTTACTGGCTAAGGATGTCGCACGATTTGAACGAGGGCTTGCCCGTTATCTACCTATACGACTTTCACAGAATGAATACGATGCTATTCTTAGCTTTTGCTTTAATCTTGGTCTTGGCACATTTCAGAGGTCAACCCTCCGTCAGGCGCTTTTGCGCGGGGATAAAATCATGGCTATGCAAAGTCTTCTCAAGTATAATAAAGCCGGCGGTAAGGTCTTGAAAGGACTAGATAACCGCCGCAAAGACGAAGCAGCACTGTTTAGGAAAGAATAATATGGCCCTCGTACGATTAGCACTTAACCCCGGCATTGACAAGCAAAACACCGAATACGGTGCTGAAGGTGGCTGGGTGGATTGTGACTATGTACGCTTTAGGTATGGCCTACCTGAAAAAATAGGTGGATGGAAATCCTTTGATTCCGTCAGTACCCCTTTTATTGGAATGGTCAGCCAGGTATTTAACTGGAATAGTTTGACTGGCCTTACCTTCAGTATAATAGGTACTACCCGTAAACTATACGTATATGCACTTGACACTTGGACAGATATTACGCCCATCAGAAGCATTGAAACAGGCGTAACGTTTAGTACAACCAATGGCAGTACGACGGTTACCGTGAATGCCGTGGCCCATGGGGCTGAAATAGGCGACTTTGTTACTATATACGATGTAAGTGGTAATCCCGGTGGTATTTCAAATGCAAGTTTAACGAATGAGTTTGAAGTGCAGACTATTACAGAGGACACGTTCACTATTGTGTCTCCTGCTGCCGCTACTTCAACTGTGGCCACAGCAGGTTTGGCGGATGCTTCCTTTCAAATAGCCGTGGGCAATGATGTGACGTCCGTGAACTATGGATGGAGCATAGGGACATGGGGAATGGGAACATGGGGAACACCCCGTCCAGCTTCTTCCGTTCCAGGTGATACCTTATATTCTCGCGTATGGCAGTTTGATACGTATGGAGAGGATGTAGTATGTCAACTGTGTGGGGGCGCTGTCTACCTTTGGGATGTCCCAGCAGTAGGTTCTCCTGCGCTACGTGCTACTGCTATTGCAGGTGCGCCGACCAAGGCCCAGTTTTCGCTGGTATCTACTCCTGACAGGCATCTGGTATCACTTGGAGCAGAGACGACCATAGGTGACCCTTCTACGCAAGACCCTATGTTTGTTCGGTTCTCTAATCAAGAGGACATCAATACATGGGAAGCCTCGGCAACCAACACGGCCGGGGGCCAACGCCTATCGGATGGTAATAGAATTATTTCTGCACTTAGATCCCGTGGTCAAATTCTAATCTTTACGGACAGTTCGCTACAGGCTATGCAGTATGTAGGTCCCCCGTATACCTTTAGCTTCCAGCAACTTAGCTCTAACTGTGGTGTAGTAGGTCCTCATGCGGCTATTGACATTAATGGTGTAGCCTATTGGATGTGCATCAAGGGCTTCTTTGTGTTTGACGGTACGGTTAAAAAACTGCCCTGTACTGTGCAAGATTATGTCTATAAAGACATTAATTTTTCGCAAGCACAAAAAATTAATGTAGGCCTTAACTCCCAGTTTAGTGAGATAACTTGGTTCTATTGTTCCTTTACCTCCGACTACATAGACCGTTTTGTGACCTATAACTACCTTGAAAATACTTGGTCAATAGGTTCTCTAGCTCGCACGGCTTGGGTAGACGCGGGCGTAATAGGTAAGCCCCTTGCCACTAGTTACGATAACACGGACAACACGGCTGTTACGCCTACTATTTACGGTCTAACAGCAGGTCGCTCATACCTCTACAAACAAGAATCAGGGGAAGATGCGGATGGCTTGCCTATTACCGCCTACCTTCAGTCTGGGTATTTTGATATCTCCGAAGGGGATAACATGCTCTACATGAAGCGATTTATTCCTGACTTTAAAAACCAGGTAGGGGACATTACGGTGCAGTTATTACTACGTCCGTACCCACAGGCTACTGCAAGTCCAAGTTCGCTTGACCCTTACGTGATCACCCCTACTACTCAAAAAGTAGACACAAGAGCGCGAGGTAGACAGATAGCATTGCGTATGGAAAGTGATGACCTTGGGAGCACTTGGCGCTTTGGTACGTTGCGCGTAGATGTTGTGCCGGATGGGTTGAGATAGCATGAGTAAGATAACAAACGTTCGTCTTCCCAATGCGGCTACAGAAGGCTATAGTCCGGCTCAGTTTAACCAATTGGTAAGGTCCTTAGAGCAGATTGTGTTGACGCTTAATAGTAATTACACCCCTAACGTAACTGAGGATAAAGCCGAGGCACTAGCCTGGTTTTTTGGTAAATAATGGCAAACTTATATAAGCGGTATCAAAAAGTATTTACAGGAGCGACTACCGAATCTTTATTGACGGTACCTGATGCAACTTCTGCCATTGTACGCTCTATTATTGTAGCTAATACAACAGGCAGTTCTATTAATGTAACGGCTGCTTTTTCTCCTCTGGGAACAGGGGCTACTACAATTGCCCCGGCCCTAGCGGTAGCGACAAACTCGTATGTAGACCTATTAGCAGGAAAAGTGGCAGGGCCTTTGATACTGGAATCAACGGATATATTAAAAATAACATCATCCGCAACGGGGTTAGACGTAACTGTTTCTGCTTTACTTGTAGACAGAAACTAGTAAAATAGCTCATAATTACAACATCTTCGCCTTCTTTACTAAGGTGCGGCCCTGTGAGGCCATTTATGTATTTGGGAAAGGTTAAACATGGCAGAAGAAATGCAAGGAATTATGGCGTTGCCTGAAGGGCAACAAGAGCCGAGGGGTCAAATAGACCCATCTAAATTTAGTCCAGTAGTGGAGAGCTATGCTAAGAATAGCCCTCGTGAATTTGGACGAGACATATTGGGTGGAATGGCGGAAGCCGATCCTGCGATGACGGATGAGTTCATAAGAGAACTCGCAGCGATGAAGCTGCCTCCAGAAGTGATTGATGCACTTCAGTTGATGGTAGACAACATCCTAGCTAACCCTGAAACCTATGCAGTAGACCGAGCAGAATTCATTCAAGAAGGCGTTCCAGAGGAACTACTTCCAGACCAGTTTGACCCTGCGTATTTTGCAGCATTCAATCTTGCCTTAGACCAGCTAGACATTAACAAAGAACCAGCCGTTCCTACCTTTGCGGACGGTGGCATTATTAATGTTAAAACAATTTCTAAAGAACTATCTGACATGGGCCGTGGCGGCGATACAATGCTCGCGCACATTACGCCTGAAGAAATGCGTCTATTACGTAGTCGCGGTGGTAGTGGCACCATCAATCCTGACACAGGCTTGCCTGAATTTGGTTTGTTTAAGAAAATTAAAAAAGCCGTTGGTAAAGTAGTGAAGACGGTAGCTAAGGTGGTTAAAAAAGTTGCCGCGGTAGTGAAGAAGGTTGCAAAGAGCCCTATTGGTAAAATTATACTTACAGCAGCTGCTGTATATTTCATGGGTCCTGCTGGGTTTAACTTAGCCGGTGGCATGGGACTTACAGGTGCAACTGCAATGGGTGTAAATACTTTTGCAGGTAGCACCCTTGTCAATCTTGCTTCGGGCCAAAAACTAGGTCAGGCAATTAAAGGCGGTGCAATAGCGGGTGCAATGGCAGGGGTAGTGACTTATGCAATGACCCCTTCAGCCGCTGCGGCCTCTCCTACGACAACTCCTGCTCCTATTGTGGAAGGCGGATTTACTCCTATAGATTCAATCCCCCCGGTAGGCGCTCCTGCCCCTTCTTACCAACCAGACGTGTTTGACATCACACAACCAGGTGGTGCTGTACAGGTATCTCCTGTTTCTTCTCCTAGTCTGGGTGGAATACAAAACTTAGGTGGATATACACCTGCTCCTATTCCTTCTACCGGTCCTATTGATTACAATATATTAACGGCAGCCCCTGCTACCACACCAGCCTATAGTGGTGCACCAGGTGTAAACTTGTCGAATACTACTGCGGGCATTGCCCCTGCAACATCAGGAGGCGGTGGAATCATGAACACTGCATCTAATGCGTGGGATGCCACCAAGAACATGGCCTCTAATGCATGGGATACTATCTCTCCTTCTGCTATTACAGAGCGAGGTGCTGTATCTGCTCAACAAGCGGGCGTGGATGCAGTAAACAATCTTGTGGCTAAACTTCCTACTGCTACTCCAGCGATGCAATCAGCGGCCTATGAGACAGCATTCAAAGCAGCCTCTCCAGGTTTATTGTCTACCTATGGCCCTATAGCAGGGGTTGGTCTAGGTGCAGCCTATTTAGGTGGTGCATTTAAACCGGAGCCTGTTGCACCTCCGTCTAACATAGATCAATTTACTACAACGGGTAAAGACTTACTTGCCCGTGATCCGTCGACCTATGGCCTTACTTACGGTGGTGGAAGCACTACCTATGCGGCTAATCCCTATAATAATATGTATTCTGCAGGTCTTGCTAACACGACTACATACCAAGGTAATCCATACGATAACATCTACAGCAGCTCGGCTGCTCCTTACCCTACTGCAAGATTAGCTGCCGGTGGTATTGCCTCATTAGAAGACTTCCCTCGTAAAAACGGTCCTATTGACGGTCCGGGCACAGGGACTTCTGATTCTGTTCCAGCAATGCTATCAGACGGCGAGTTTGTATTTACGGCCAGAGCAGTACGGGCCATGGGCCAAGGGTCACGTAGAAAAGGCGCGAAGCGTATGTACAAACTAATGAAACAACTTGAATCGAAGGGGAAATAAATGGCCGAGGAAATCAGCACCCAGATAGTCAGGGAAGCCCCAGAGATTGAGGCTTATAAACTTGGACTATTACAAAAAGCACAGGGCCTTTATGGCACACCCTTAAACCTTCCTGCAGTAGAAGCCGCACAGCTTTCTGCTACTCAAGGGCAAGCGGCCGCACTTGCTGGGCAAGGCATTGGTCAATGGAAGCCGTATATGGCTGCCGGTACTGCGGGCGTAACACAAGGACAACAGCTCGCGTCCCAAGGAGCAGGTATAGTAGGGGGAATGAATGTCGCTCCTCAATTTAACGCGGCTCAAAATGCAACTCAGGCAGGTATTCAAGCCGCAGGCGGGGTAGGAAGTGCTGCCAACATTGCAGGAAACTATTTACAGGCTAATTTAGCTCCTTCTCAAGGGATGTTAGGACAGGCTGCAGGGATGGCCAACCAAATGGTAGGGGCAGGCGTAGGAGCTCAACAGCAGGGGTTAAGCGCCGTTCAGCAGGGGATTTCTGGGCTGCAACAAGCTACTCGTGCATATGATCCAACACAAGCAGCGGCCTTTATGAATCCGTATCAGTCGCAGGTAACAGACAAGGCTCTGGCTGAAATGCGTCGTCAAAGTGACATAGCGGCACAGGGTACTGCGGCTCAGGCGGTTAAATCAGGTGCATTTGGTGGAACACGAGAAGGTGTTCAACGTGCAGAACAGGAACGTAATCTTCAGGACCTGATGTCTCAGCGTACTTTCCAAGACTATGCGGCTAATTATGGCCAAGCCCAAACTGCTGCGATGACTAGTGCAGAGCAGCAACAACAAAGACAGTTGGCAGCGTCACAGGGTATTACTTCTGCGGGTACTGCACTAGGTGCACTGGGTACCAATGCGGCAAATATCTATGGTCAGGCAGGACAGCAGTTGGGAAATATAGGCACTACATATGGTCAACAAGCACTTTCCCAGGCCCAATTAGGGCAGGCAGGGGCATCTACTATGGGAAACCTAGCTGGACAACAAGCTTCTTTATATGGCCAAGCGGGACAAGGCATTGGCTCCTTAGCAGCACAACAAGCAGGTGTTGATACTCAACGTGCTTCTACGTTAGGTCAGTTAGGCAGCAGCATGGGCGCCATGGGCATGCAACAAGCAGCATTAGGTCAAGCCGGTCAGCAACTAAACACCGCCGACGTGTCATTACTATCAGGTATTGGTGCTCTTGAACAACAAAATGCTCAAGCGCAACTAGACGCGTCTCGTGCTACTCGTTTGCAAGAAGCGATGACGCCCTATCAGCAACTAGCGTTTGTGTCTGATATATACAAAGGCGCTCCTTCTTCACAAATGACACTGACTTCAGCTAGTGCCCCTTCTGCTTCTCCGTTACAGTCAGCATTAGGGACTGTAGTAGGGGGTGTTACCACAGCTGCTGCGGCAAGTAGAGCCGGTTTATTCTAAGGAAATACCATGAAAGCTAAAATATCAGATCGACCTATGTTTAAAAAACCAACGGATGAGACTGACGTAGAAAACGTTGGCATTATGCAAGGCTTTATGGATTCAATGGAAGAAGATGACAGTGAAGACGAATACGAAATGGACGATAACGAAGCGACGAAAGTAGCGGATCGTCGTCCTAATTCACCTGAAATCTTAATGAATAACCTTCGTGGTGACATGCGCTCTATCGATGCGCGGGTCGAGGAGCTTGCTGATTTAGTGGGTTACAACGCTGCGGCGGATACCCCAGAAGACGTGCTTGCCTTACTACAACCAGTATTTGCTCAACAACAAGCAGTGCCTATGCCTCCACAAGGGGGTATTCCAGCGGCTATGCCTCAACCAATGCCAGAAGCTATGCCAGGCATGATGCCAGAAGCCATGCCTGCAGAAGCGGGTATGGGTGGTATCGGTGCATTGGCCATGGACCAAGGAGCAATGCCTCAAGAACCAGTGGCCATGGCCATGGGTGGATACGTACAGCATTTTAGCGACGGGACCGACGAGGATGGCGTGACCCCGACTACAGATACATCCTCATATAACTACCCTGCGGACTGGAAAGCAGCTGCACAGTATATGGTAGAGCAAGAAATGGCTCAAAAGCCCCTTAAAGTGCCTGACTTAAGAGCGGGCATGGAATCTCGTGTTCCACTGTATGAACAACTTCTTGGTGTAGACCCTAAACAGTCTCAAGCACAGATTTTGTTTGAGTTAGGTAATCGTGCTTTTAATTATGCTGCCAACGTGGATGACCAAGGTCGTCCACTTCAAGGTTCTCAAGCTGCACGCTTTGCGGGTGCTGTTCGTACCCTTCCAACTGCAATGGGTGCAATAACTGCGGATATTGAGAAAAATAAACGGGCTGTCAAAATGGCTGCTCTTCAAGCTACTGAAAAAGATATTCAAGATATCCGTGGTGAGAATACTAAACTTGTTAATAGCCAACGTACTATGTGGAGAGAAGTATTTAAACAAAGCATGAAGGACTCTGGTGATAAAGGTTTTGGTAGCGGCGTAGAAGGCGCAGCTCATACTACCCTATACAAATATGCTCCTGCTTATGCAAATGGTACTTTGAGCGAAGAACTTTCACGTAAGTTTGAATCTGCTTTACAGATTATTCAGACTCCTACTCAGTTTAATAACCCCTACACTGGAAACATAGAGACTAGAACACCTCAAATCCCTGAGTATGTTAAAACAGCTATTACGGCGCGTAATACGCTATCAGGTATGACACCTAAAGTAGCTCCTTCTAGTGTTGAAGTGCCTCCTTCTTGGACGGGTGGCGAACTTCCTGCTGATGAACTAGCTAGTTTACAAGCAGCTGCGCAAAATGGTAATGTAGAAGCACAACAGGTGCTCATAGCTTATGAACGCGGCATTAAACCTTCTGTTTCGCCTGCTGCTCCGGCTCCTGCTCCTGCTCCGGCCGCTCCCGTTATCCCTAACTCATCCTTATGGAAGTTGTCAGGGTCAATGACAGGTCCAGTGTCTGCCTTACAAGCAGGCGCTGCAAGAATACCTGGACAAGGCGGTTCTTTCCCTCAGGTAACACAAGCTCGTGCGTATGCTGAGACCGCCATTAATGGTGTAGTATCTGCATTGCGTACTACGGATAGGTTTGGTAACTCAGAGCGTGAAGAAATTAAAGCCGATTTAGGTCTTAATCCTCAACTATTTGATGACCCTGCTGCATTGCGTAATAGGTTAATTGGTGTAGGTGCATTTATCGAGCAAGAAAAATCTCTTGCTGAACGTCAATTACAAAACCCCAATCTTCCTGTAGAATTGCGTAAAACAGTCGCTACTCGTTTAGAAGAAATGAAAAATGCGCTGAAGATACTTGATTTGCCCCCTAAAATCTATTCAGTAGAAGAGGCCCTCAAACTAGGTCCGGATGCTGAATTCTTATGGAATGGCACTACACCGATGAGGACAAAAAATGACAGATAATACCCGCCCTGTTCGTTCTATTGAGGATATCGCGTCTCCAATCAGTGATCCGGGAGTGATAGACCAATTAGTCAATAGCGGGAATGATCAAGCACAAGGCCCTTCTATAGAAGACATCGCAGTTTCTACAGAGCCTACTGGTGCTGAAAAAATGCGTGAAATTGGCTATGGAACTACTATAGGAGGAATACAGGGTGGAACCACTATGGGGGCAGCCCTTATGGGAGCTCGTACGGGTGCGGCAATGACTCCCCCTGTCTTGCCTATAGTAGGTCCATTGGCTAAACCAATTGCTGCTACTATTGGATTCGGTGTAGGTCTGACAGCAGGTGCAGTAGCTTCTTCGCAGTATGAGCAGTTCTTTCCAGACGTGCCAAGAGAAGATTTAATTCCTTATCGTGAAGGCGGTAAGACATTTGGTGAATCCATAGCTGCAGCCCCTGTTGCATTTGGTATACCTGTAATGAATGCCAACCGTGTGGCACGTTTTATGTCAGGTATTGGAGAAGCTGCACGTAAGTATCCTAAGTCATTTCTTGTCTCAGAGATAATGGGCGGAGCAGGTGCGGGTGTTGCAGGCGGTACTTCTGAATCTTATTTTCCAGGTCAAGCAGGGCCTCGCTTTGGCGCTGAAGTTGCAGGTGGATTTTTTAGTCCAGGCCGTTTTTTAATCAGCACTGTGGGTGCTGTAAAAGACTTTACAAAAACACTTGCCAGTAGTATGTCGGCCGATGCCCGTGAAACACGTGCTGCAAATGCCTTATACACCTTATTAAATGATGTAGGTACAGACGTACCTGCTCTTATTAAAAAACTAGAAACATCAGTTCCTACCGGTGTTACCACTACTTCTGCTCAAAAGACAGGCGAAGCTGGTTTGGTAATGCTTGAAACGACCCTAGCCAGAGGTAACGCTAAATACGGTGCCGAAGTAGCAGAAAAGGGTTTAGAATCAATTCAGGCGTATGAAAAACTAATTGGTAAACTACGTGATATCGGTAGTCCAGCGGCGTTACGTAAAGCAGCCGAACTAGAATCTGCAAGCTTTGAAGCATTACTAGAGGGCCGCATGGCTCTTGCTGATGCGGATGCGGCTGCTAAGATTGCCAAGATAACCAAAGACACGCCTCAAGCACGTGTTGAAATAGGTCAAATTGTCCGTTCTGAAACAGAACGTGCACTTGCTGATGCGCGTACTCAAGAAAAAGCCTTATGGACAGATGCATTTAAAGGTTCTTTCCGTAAGAAAACTGTAAAAGGCGAGAAAGTGATGGCCTTGCAAACAGTAGCTCCAACTAACACTGGTACTTCATTCTTAGACATTGCGTCTTCCATGACGCCTGAGCGCTTCAAGTATAGAATGCCTCCTGAAGTTAAGTCTATCATGGATAGACTTGGTGTAGATGAAGAAGCCATTGCTAAATATGCTGCTGGTAAACAGACTCAAGAATACCTTGAAACAGGCGTCGTCCCGGCTCAGTATCTAACAAAACAAGACGGTCGTAAAACCATATCTGTGTTTAAGAAGACAGATGTACAAGACCTAATTAACGTCCGTAGTGACTTGCTTGCCTTTGCCCGTGATTCAGCCTCTAAAGGCGATGTCTCTAATGCTGGCTTCTATGGTCGTTTGGCAGAGTCTGTATTAGACGACCTATCTTCAATGAAGAATCCTGCCTACGATAAGGCACGCCAATTCTCACGCACCTTGAATGATTACTTTACCCGCTCTTATGCCGGTGATTTAATCGCTGTAAATAAAAAAGGCGCTGAAAAACTTCCTCCTGAAATCCTTGTAGCAAGAGCCTTTGGTAGCGGAGCAGACGTGACGGCTCATCGCATGGCTGATATTGAAGACGCTGTGGGCATGATGGGCGCTCAATACGATGACGCGGTGGCTAAGTTTGGTAAAAACAGCGCACAGGCTAGGGCATTAGAAGGAACTGCCGATCTATCTAAACAAGGTGTCGTGTCTATTCGTGATGCCCAAGGTCGTGCTTTACGCCTAGCGGCAGCCAAGGCAATTGATCCTATCACTGGTCGAGTTAATCCAAAACAATTGGCTACTTTCGTTGCCGAAAACAAAGGCATGCTTGACCGATTACAAATCACTAGTGACTTGTCTGATGCAGTAAAAGCAGAGAACGCCTTCCGTGCGATGCAGGAAACAAACAGTGTTGCGCGTAAGACCATGGAACAACAGTCTGCATTTGCTCAAGTGCTTAAGTTTGAGAATCCTACTTCGGCCGTTACAGACGCTTTAAATAGTCGCTACCCAGTAAAGAGCTTTAACAACATCGTTACACTAGCCAAGACCGGCGGACCAGAAGCAATACAAGGCTTAAAAGCCAGTATATATGACTACGCTTTCCTCAAAGCAGGCGGTGATTCAGGCTTTAGTCCTGCTGCTTTTAACAAGGCTATATTCTCTCCAATGGCACCAGGCCAACCATCCTTGTTCAATATCTTGCGCAGTCAAGGTGTGATCGATCTTACAGAGGCAACAAACCTTCGTAAGTTGATTAATCCTATGCAAAACATTGAAAAGGCGATGAAAAACAACAAGCTTACTGACGAAGTAGTGCAAGGTGCAGATGCTTTAACTGAACTAGCATTACGCGTTACTGGCGCTAAATTAGGTACGGCGTTGACTCCAGGGGGCAACAGCCTTGTGGCTTCTTCTGCTGGTTCTAAATACGTGCGTAAACAATTTGATAAACTTCCTACCTTCATGGTAAAAGGCATTATCGAAAAAGCAACGCAAGACCCTCAGTTGATGGCTTTGTTGCTTAAAAAAGGTGCAACACAACGCGAAAAATTCCAGATATCTCGTCAGTTGCATTCTTACTTGACCGCGGCTGGTTTAAACTACGCACAGCAAGATGATGAGCCTATGCCTGCTGAAGAAAGAGTACGGCCTGGATTGCAATTTACTGACCAGCAACCGTCTGTTTCACGTAGGTCTCTGAACTCTTTGCCTACCGCTCAGACACGTGGTACTAAACCTGCTGCAGCTCCAATGGCCCCGGCTGCACCAGCACCGGGCCCTGTATCAATGGCCACGCCTCAAGGACCAGAAGGTGAGCAGTCTGCTAGTCGTAAAATGCTTCAGTCGCTTTTCCCAATGGACACAATCTCGTCCATGGCGTAGTACTTTTCAACGCGTCTTAACCACTCTTCTTTATATCGTACAAACTCCTGGCCAGCCGTGGAATATTCCATGGTTGTGCCATCTTGTATTGCCATCAAAACTACACCGTTTTCAATATTAGTGCCGTGAACAATGTCATGCGCTAAGGCATACGCTGCCAGCTGGTGGAAATAATCGTCAATCCACTCACGCTTCTTAGGCTTAACGCTTTGCTTAAAGTCAATGATGGCAGGCTTTCCACGATACACGCCCACTAAGTCCGTGGTCCCTGCATATTTGTCCGGGTAATACAGTGCGACCTCAGAGCCCCATATCTCGTCTATATTCCTGAAATAGGTATTGATCAACTTATACCCCATCTCGTAGCCCTTGCACATCAGCCAGTTCGTGGGCCGTGGTAAGCTGCGATAGGCTATCATGCGCTCCATTACGTTGTGCATGTGCGTGCCAACTGTAGCGGCCTCATTCTTTATACGATCCGCTTCTGACGCACCAACCCTCGCGGCCCACGCGTCAAGATGAGACTGGTCTTTAGTCTTGGACAGGACCGTTGTTACGCTTGGCAGTTTTTGTTCACCGTATACATAGCGGCGTCCTTCCGGGGCGTCTACCCGCTGCAATGTTTCATATTTATATAGCTTTTTGATAGGGATTAAATCAACCATTCTTTTAGCTCCTCGCCCATTACTTGGTTTGCGATGTCAATCTTAGCGCGTAAGGCTTGCACAATTTTCTCGTCCACTGTCTTAGGCGATATCAAGTCAATGTATGTCACGTTCTTTGTCTGGCCAATACGGTGCGCACGGTCTTCTGATTGCAAGCGTACCTCCAAGTCAAAGCTGTTGCTGAAGTACACGACCACGCTGGCAGCCGTCAGGGTCAAGCCGTAGCCGCCTGTCCTTGGGTTTCCAACAAAGAAACGCAGCTCTGATTCAGGGTCTTGGAAGTCAATGACAATCTTCTGCCTGTCTTCGGACACCGTGTCACCGTAATACGTGGCGACGGAGTTCATGCCGTATTCCTTCTGTAGCGCTATCTTAATTGCCTCGATGTCATGGCGGTAGTTCGCCCATATGATAATCTTGCCGCTAGTCTCTTCGACAATGTTCAGTAGCTCTTTTACCCTGTTATTAGGCAGTTCTTTTATAGTACCGTCATCAAGCTTTAAGTGACCACACACTATCTGATGCAGGCGCATAATCTGCGTCAAGGCATTGACGGTAGACGCCATGCCCTCCTTAAACATAGCCAGCGCCATGGTCTTCATTTCGTTGTAGGCTTTTATCTGCTCGTCGGTTAAGTCTACTTCACGCTTTGTATACATCTTGTCTGGCAAGTCCAGGCATTCCTCTTTAGTCACGCGGAAAGCAAAGCGATTGATCTTCTCTTGCAGCTCGTCCAGATGGCGGTATCCTACTACCTGTTTAAAGGAGTGAGAAGCAAGGCTTCGTTCTACCGTGACCGCGTACCGAGCCTGGAAAGCATAGAAGCTACGGGCGTCTAGACAATCTTCTGACAAGAAGGCGCACTGTTGATATAAGTCCATAGGGCTTTTCGTAACAGGAGATCCAGTCATAATGCGACGGTACTTAGCAAGCTTGCCTACCTTAACAGCGTTCTTGGCCCGCGCAGCAGTGGGCGTCTTAATGGTAGTGCTCTCATCAATCGCCATATACGCGTCATGCGACAAGAGGAAGCGGCTCGCGAACTTAACGCCTTTCTCCGTGGACAACGCTTCAATGTTCATGATTAAAATCTTCAAGTCTTCTGTCACTTCAAACAATCTATCCATCGCCTCTTTCTCTGCCTTCTTAGGCGACGGGTTCCATATTGCCATTCTAAATATTACATGTAACGGTAAATGCTTAGGTATTTCAGTATCGAGCCAGTTGCGGTATACACCTTTGGGCGCGACAATTAATACAGCATTTATATTACCCTGGTCATATAGCATGGCTATATTATTGATGACCATGAAGCTCTTTCCGGTACCCATGTCAGCAAATAACGCTGCCACACGATGGTTCCAAAAGCGCTCTAGGTAAGCCTCTTGATGTAAAAATGGTTTATTCTTAAACGGATAGTTATGTAAAAATTCAGTTGTCATAATCTTTCTTTCTAGTTGAGGGGTTGCAATCCCATAACCGAGAGTGTACACTGTCTTTTCGAATTTAGAAAGGGAGAAATATAGTGCCAACAGTTTTTGTCGTCTCTGAGACGGGTTCACATAACATTACGTCTGCTTTAAACTATGGAGACATAGAAACAATTCTGCCGCCTAATGCGCAAATTGCTTTTTCAGTGTATCCTACTGTTCGTAGAATACAGCGTAAGTTAGAAAAGTTTACAGATGAGGATTATCTCCTCTTTATAGGTGATCCTACTGCCATTGGAATCATCAGCGCTATTGCAGCGAGTAAAAATAATGGTAGATTTAAGTGCTTGAAATGGGATAAACTAGAAAAACGTTACATTCCAATTCAGGTTGATTTGTTCCCCAAGAAAGGAGAAATAGATGAGTTTGACGAATATATTTGAGGAAGACGCAGGTGCGCTTCAGGTTAAAGATGACGACATTCAAGGCATCGCTAATCTAGCTAAACGCGCTAAGCATCTAGAGAAAGAAATCCTTGACCTAGAAACTGTATTTAAAGAACGTAAAGAGCAGTACCGTAAATTGACCGAGGAATCTATTCCAGAGGCTTTAGCAGGTATGGGCATGAAAGCGTTCCGTATGGAAGATGGGTCATCCATTGAAATTAAAGCCTTCTACAGTGCCTCGATTTCAGAAGCACGTAGAGCTGAAGCCTACCAATGGCTCAGGGACCACGGCTTTGATGACATTATTAAGAATACAGTCAGTGTCCGTTTCGGACGTGGCGAAGACGAGCTCTGTGCACGTCTATTGAATCTACTTGGTGAGACAGGCTATCCAGCTGATCAAGCCGAGAAGATAGAACCGATGACCTTAAAAGCATGGGTTAAGGAGCAGGTTGAACGCGGTAACGAGTTCCCCAGCGAATTGTTCGGCGCATACATTGGCCAAAAAGCAGTAATTAAATCAGCATAACGAGAAAAGGATAAAGCATCATGGCTACTAAATCAGAAATAGCAGAAGTAAAAGGCTCTACAGCACTAGTATTAGGTTCATCATTTGAAGACGACGCACTAAGCGGCTTTGACACAATGAATCAGGAAGACTTTGCGCTTCCGTTCTTACGTCTATTAACAAACACTTCCCCTGAAGTGGGCGATGTAGATGGCGCATTACCCGGCATGATTTACAACAGCGTAACAGGCGAGTTGTATGATGGTAAGAAAGGCATCCTTGTAGTTCCTACAGCTTATGTCCGTCAGTACATAGAGTGGGCACCACGTGGTAGCGGCTCAGGCGCACCTATTAATATCTATCCAAGCACTAGCGACATCTTGTCTAAGACACATCGTGAGACAGGTGAGAACCGTGACTATTTAGATAGCGGCAATTACATTGAAAACACTGCCAACCATTACGTAATGGTATTGGATGCTAACGGCGTTCCTAGCCCAGCATTGATTGTGATGAAATCAACACAATTGAAGAAATCACGCAAGTGGAATTCAATGATGATGTCAGTTAAATTGAATGGTAAAAACGGTCTATACACGCCTCCTATGTATAGCCAAGTCTATCGTCTAAGCACAGTTGGTGAGTCTAACGATAAAGGTAAGTGGTTCGGTTGGGAAGTTGAACGTGTTGGTTCAGTTGAAGACACCGGCGTTTACCAAACTGCTAAATTATTTGCACAGTCCATCAGTACAGGTGATGTAAAAGTTAAACATCAAGACGAAGCAGCAAGAGAAGAAAACTTACCCTTCTAAGCGTTTGGGGGAAAGCGGATGCTGTTCGGTCCAATTCCGACTTGAAAACTGGTAGCATTTTCAGACGCAGCGAGTACCCCATCTTTAACTGAGAAAGATAGAATGACTGACATCACACGATTCAAAGCAATATTTACTGGATTAGATATTGCATACGGCACATACAAGATTGAAAAATCTAAAGACAACGGCAAACAGGCAGGCAAGGCTATGGTCATCCGTAAGCCGCCTACTGATAAGCTATGGACTGATCACCTTAATGGCGTAGAACCCAGCTTAGGTATTATTCCTATTCGAGCAGACAACTCCTGTATATGGGGTTGTATTGATATCGACCAATATCCACTAGACCACCTCGGCCTTGTCACAAAAGTGCGCAAGCTAAACTTACCTCTTGTGGTATGCCGAAGTAAATCCGGTGGCGCACACGTATTCCTATTTACTAAAGACCCTATCCCTGCAGGGGAAATGCAACGATATCTCAAAGCATGTGCTGGATTACTCGGAGAATCGGGTCGGGAGATCTTTCCTAAGCAATCTGAGATACTTGTAGAGCGTGGAGACACCGGTAATTTCCTCAACCTGCCCTATTTCGCAAGTAATGATGGCTTCCGCTACGCAATCAAGGACGATGGTACTGCGGCCTCAATCGAGGAGTTTTATGAGCTCTATGACCGCTTTGTGCAAGCCGATAAATTGGAATTTCCAGAAGAACCTCGTGAAACAGAGAATCCGATCAAAGATGGCCCTCCTTGCATGCAAGCTTTATGTGCTCAAGGCTTTCCTGAGGGAACTCGCAACAATGGCCTGTTCAATATTGGCATTTACCTAAAACGCGTCCATCCTATTGGCTGGGAAGACAAGATAATGGAATACAACCAAAAGTATTTTGGTCCTCCACTAGGAATGAGCGAGCTACAAATTATTGTCAAGCAACTGCAGAAAAAAGATTACAAGTATAAGTGCAAGGATGCACCTATCAATTCATTCTGCAACTCCGGTATCTGCCGCACTCGTAAGTTCGGTATCGGCGGTGACGGTCCTGATGCACCTGAAATGGGCTCGCTATCTAAATATAACTCCGAGCCGCCATTGTGGTTCTTGGACGTGAACAGCAAACGCATCGAGCTTGAGACAGAAAGCCTGTTCAATCAGATGGCTTTCCAAAAGGCATGTATAGACAAGATTAATACGTTGCCCCCTACCTTGCGTAAGCAAGACTGGGAAGGCGTGCTCAATGGCCTACTCAAAGAGATGGTGGAGCTAGAGCAGATTACTGAGGCGTCTGACGATACAAGTATTACCGGCCGCTTCGTTGACCTTGTAGAAGAGTTCACCACTCACTTACAACAGGCCATGGACCGCGACGAAATTTTACTGGGCCGTCCTTGGTCCAGCGATGAAGAAGGTAAAGTATATTTCCGAATCAAGGATTTGGAGGCTCACTTGAAGCGTAACAACTTCACTGGGCTTTCTGCTCCGAAGATGGCGCAACGTATGCGCGAACTAGGCGGAGACCCTGTAAGTCTTTCCTTGAAAGGCAGAGCCACACGCGTGTGGTGCCTACCTCGATTTGACAGACAGGACTCTCCTTTTGTAACTCCTGAAATGAAGAAAGTGAGTCCATTCTAATGAACGAAGATACCTTATTAATTGATAACCATGACTTTGCCTTAATCGGCATGTGCATGACCTGGCATGGCAACATGCTTGTTGAACGTGCTATTTACGATGGCCCTATGATTGTAGAGGCCATGGTAGAGCAAGACGGCATGACTGAAGAAGAAGCGATCGAGTACATCGACTTTAATATAGTAGGTGCATATGTAGGTGAAACAACGCCTATCATCATGTGGCCTATTCTAGAAGACCTTGACGCTTAGTCATGACAATAAGAAAGGTATTCGGACCTCCCGGTTCAGGCAAAACTACTTTTCTGTTGAACATGGTTCAACAGGAATTAGATAGCGGCGTTCATCCTTCGCAGATGGGCTACTTTGCGTTTACTCGCAAGGCGGCTACTGAAGCAAAAGATAGAGCGGTCGAGAAGTTTCCGCAGCTAAATCCTGAAATAGATTTCCCCTGGTTCAGAACGCTTCATAGTCTGGCTTACCGCTGCCTAGGTATCGGCAACAAGGACATGATGAAGCCGGAGAACTTCAGGGAGTTCGCTAAAGAGGCAGGCATTGAGCTTGGCATAGAGAACGGCGAGGAAGACTTCATGGTGCGGGTAGACAACCCTATCCTAAATGAAATCAACATTGCGCGTATTCGGGGTGAGGACTTACGCACCCACTACAACCGTAGTGAGATGAAAATCGAGTGGTATCACTTTGAATACGTAGAGCGTGCTTACCGTCAATACAAAGAGGCCAATGCTCTGCTAGACTTTACCGACCTACTAGAACGCATAGTAGAAGAAGCACATCGCCTACCTAGTTTAGAAGTGCTCATTGTAGACGAAGCGCAAGACTTGTCACGCCTGCAATGGCGTCTGGTCGCGGAGCTCGCCTCACGGGCCAAGCGTTCGTTCCTGGCTGGTGATGATGACCAAGCCGTGTATAACTGGGCCGGGGCAGACGTAAATAGCTTTCTAGGCTTTACTGGCGACATAACCGTCCTTGCACAATCTTATCGCGTCCCGGCGAAAGTGCATGCCTTGGCTAACATCGTGGTCAATCGTATTCGTACGAGACAGCCTAAGGAATGGAACCCTCGTGAGTTTGAGGGTGATGTGAAGTACTACAACGACTTTGAGCACGTGGACATATCCCAAGGTGAGTGGCTTATCCTCGCGTCCACTAACTACTTATTAAATGATATGCATAATTGGATTAAGTCACAGGGTTTGATGTTTGAGCGCCAAGGACATCGGAGCATTAATGAAGCCGTGATGACTGCGGTGATGGGGTGGGAAACACTTCGTCGGGGTAAAGAAGTCCCTTTCCCTGTTGTCAAACAGATCTATAAGCACCTCGATTCCAATTATATCAAACGCGGTCACAAAATGCTAAAAGACCTTGACCCTGAAGGCATGTTTACTATGGACTACCTTATCAAGAACCACGGCCTTGACACCAATTTAATTTGGCATGAGGCATTAACAAAGATAGGCGAAGAGAAGCGTGACTACATCGTGGCGCTTTTACGTCGCGGCACGAAGCTTATGGGCAAGGTCAATATTAAACTGTCCACGATCCACGGAGCAAAAGGCGGTGAGGCGGATAATGTCTTACTGCTCACGGACCTGTCCTCTAAATTTGCAAACGAGTACGAGAAAAACGCTGACGATGTAAATCGCTTACTGTACGTTGGAATCACACGTGCCCGTCAAGCCCTGCATATTGTCTTACCTAAAAACGAAAGAAAAGGCTTTAGACTATGAAACCCAGATCACTATTCCCCACGTCCTCTGAATGGCTACCTCCTCAGAGCTTTCCTGACCTGTCTCAGGCAACGGAAATTGCAATCGACTTGGAGACATGCGACCCTAACATGGAGAAGTTTGGTCCAGGCTGGCCTCGTAAAGATGGCTACATCGTCGGCTACGCGTTCGCAGTAGACGGATGGAAGGGCTACTTCCCCGTGGCACATCATGGCGGAGGCAATCTAGATAAAGGCATTGTGGAGCGCTGGGTCAAGAAGACCTTGGCATTGCCCTGCGACAAGATTATGCACAACGCGGCATACGATACTGGCTGGCTTAAAGCACAAGGCTTTGAGGTCAACGGACGCATCATTGATACCATGCTCGCAGCTGCAATTGTGGACGAGAACCGTTTCTCATTCGCACTGAACAGCCTAGGCTTTGACATGCTCAAAGAGACCAAGTCCGAGCAAGGACTTAAAGACGCGGCCGCCGACTTCGGCGTGCACCCTAAGAAAGAACTATGGAAGTTGCCTGCCATGTATGTGGGCGACTATGCCGAGCAAGATGCGGCATTGACATTGAAGCTTTGGCATCATCTGCAGACGCTACTGCGTAAAGAAGAAGTCGAGTCCATCTTCGGTATTGAAACCGAGATGCTCCCTATCCTTATCGACCTAACATTTAAAGGTGTTCGCTTTGATCGCGAGAACGCAGAGAAGCTGATCAAGGACATGAAGCGCAAAGAACAGCAGTATTTGATGGACATTAAGAAAGAAGTGGGCAATCACGTCGATATATGGGCCGCGTCTAGTATCGCTACTGCATTCGACAAGCTTAATATCAAGTACCCAAGGACCGAGGCCGGCGCACCAAGCTTCACTAAATCTTTCCTAGATGGCAACGCACACCCTATCGCTAAGATGATTGTAGAAGCACGCGAGCTAAACAAGACCCACGGAACGTTCTTACAGCCTTACCTGGACTTTTCAGCGGCCGATGGACGCATACATCCACATGTCAATCAACTTCGCTCTGACGATGGCGGCACGGTCACTGGCAGGCTTTCCATGTCCCAGCCTAACCTGCAGCAGGTCCCAGCAAGACACGAGGTCATAGGCCCCTTAGTGCGCTCTTTATTCCTTCCTGAAGAGGGCGAGCTATGGGCCGCGAACGACTTCTCATCACAAGAGCCACGTTTGCTAGTGCATTACGCTACGCTTATCGGTTTAGACGGTGCAGAGAAGATGGCACAAGCCTATCGGGACAATCCTGACACTGATTTCCATCAGATGGTGGCCGACATGGCAGGCATTGAGCGTAAACAAGCCAAGACAATCGGCTTAGGCTTGATGTATGGCATGGGCAAGAACAAATTAGCCGGCCAGTTGGACCTTCCTGTGGACGAAGCCAGTGAATTGATGACCACTTTCCACAACAAAGTGCCCTTTCTACGCGGTACAGTCGACGCGGTCATGCGCCGTATTGAAAAGCCTGCGTCCAATGGCGCTATTCGCACCTTGTTGGGACGTAAATGTAGGTTCCCATTATGGGAACCAATCGCATGGGGCGTGAACAAGGCGCTTCCTTACGAACAAGCCGTCTCGGAATACGGACCAAGGATCAAGCGTGCCGGTACTTATAAGGGTTTGAACCGTTTAATCCAAGGCTCTGCCGCCGACCAAACCAAAGCGGCGATGATTGCATTACATAAAGCAGGCTTCCGTATCCTTTTACAGGTGCACGATGAGGTTGCCGTGTCTGTTAAGAACCGTGACGAGGCATTACAGGCCGCAGAAATCATGCGAAACGCTGTGGAACTCGAAGTTCCCAGCAAAGTAGACGTAGAAATAGGTAATTCATGGGGCGGAGCACGTTAAAAAAGTGCTTGCATAATCTTAAAAGCTTATGATACAGTGTCTTTTCATTAGAAAGGAGAGCGTAAATGGCAAAATCGCCATCACAAAGAGACACTGCATGGGCTACGTTGATCATTCGATCAAAATCTTACGCAATGCTCAAAGAATTAGCTGATTATTACGAAGTTTCTATCGGTCAAGCCGCTATGGACCTTATTGAACGCGAGTTTAATAAACTTTTAGAGGAGCAGACTAATGGGCGTCGTTAAATCAGAGATACTGCAAGACGTTTTACTTAATTACAGCGTCCTTCCGGAGATGTATGGATCCATTGACGATGATTTTGAGTACATTCCAGAGCAAATTGAAATCGAAGAGGTCTGGATTGAGCTTAGAAATCTAAATACAGGGAAAATCCGTCGTATTAACATTACGGAGACGCTTAATCACGATCAAATCTTAAAATTTGAAGACGATGTGTTGGCTGCACGAGCTGCAGTTAAACAAAAGTTCTTTACTAAAAATACAAAGGACATACTATGACCTGGAATCACCGTGTAGTACGCTTTAATGATGAAGAAATGGGCGAATACTTTGAGATAAAAGAGGTATTTTACGATAAAGAAGGCAATCCTAACGGCTATTCAGAAGCTTCTATCATGTCTGACTCGTTTGAAGGCCTGCATGAGCAAATAGAATGGTTTAAAACAGCCACTTCTAAGCCTATCATCAACGAAGCAGAGTTTTTTAAGCCTAAGGACCCATCATGAGTTACGCCCTATCAGCATTAATCGGACTAATTATAGGGCTTGCAGGCATTGGAGCCACGCCTGACCCTCAACATAAAGATAAAAAAGAAGAGATACATGACAGCAAAGACCCCAAAAGATGATGTAGATGATTTAAACTATCGTGACTTGTTCGCGATAGGCGCAATGGTAGGCCTGATGTTTCAGGAAAACTACAGCGCCAGCACTTGTGCAGAGCTCGCGTATATTCAAGCGGATGCAATGCTTAAGGAAAGGAAAAAACATGGTCACCAAGTCACGTACTGATATCTTCATTGAATCAGAATTGAATAAAGTGAAGATCATAAGCATACTCAAGTCACGGGCCATGACCCGTAATGAGTTAGGCAATGTCCTGGACATCTCTAAAATGCAAATGCACAACCTGCTTAAAGGTCTTCTAGAGCAGGAGTACATAAAAATAGCAGATGATCATGCCCTGTGTAGCATAGCCAAGCGATCCATGTGCAGTTTTACGATAGGGAAGAGGCCTTTTGTAGGTAAAGACCTATCTGCTATCAGGGCTCGTGCGGATGCGAATAAGAAGAACCGTGAAAAGCGCGCGGCTCAAGGACCACGGACCACGGATAACGTAGACCATGTGCCAAAAGCATCGCGTGTAGACCCTGTGGTCGTGAAGGTGGATGAACATACGACTATCTACTACAACAGCCGCCGGTCTCAAAAGGACTTTGCCTTGAGGAAGGAAGAGAAAAGCCGCCGCAATTCGGGCGTGGCCATGGGTAGCAGTATGATTATGTTTGGGAATTGGTAATGGATAAACTAGATGAAAAGAACGCAGAGGCCTTTGGGCAGACAGTGGCGGGCATTGTTAAAGGTATGCACGATCCTGACTATCTATCTATTGGAATTCTTATTGAGAATATATACATACGGTTTCAAAAAGAAGCCGAACGAGATGCCCGCGACGCGGCAAATGGAAAGAGAGACTAATTATGCAGATAAATAAAATGAATCATTTGTATCAATGGATGTGGTGGCAAAAGGGTGAATGTGTTGTTGAAGTAATTAGTGTGGGTCACTTCCCTACTACTGCAATGGTAAAACTACCCAATGACAAGTTGACGGAAATAGACATCGTCGAACTTGAAATAGCGAACGACCTTTAAGGAGAACAAAATGAGCTTAAGGAGCAAAAAATGAGTGTATATACAGATATGGAAGAAAGCATTATGGATTGTTGGATGGTCGTGGATGACCTACGTGCTATGGCAGAATCAGAAGAAGCGATTCCAGCTTCATTGTTGATGTCTTTTGCGCAAGTGTACGCGTTTAAATTCTCACGGCTCGCGGGCCTGCACGAGGACGCCTTGAAAGAATACTATACGCTTAAAGAGGATAGTACCGAAGAGGTGGATCCTTTTAGTGTAGAAGAGATAGGAGAGATGCAATGGTAGCCCGTAACGATATCACTGGAGACAAAATCCAGTCTAAAGTAAACGAGAACGACAAGTTTGACAAGAATTACGGTGAGATCGACTGGTCAGTCAAGCTAGACGACACGCCTAAACCTGTGGAAAAGGAGAACGAAGATGCCGTGTAGCCAACAGTGCAACCAAGGGCGTGATTGCCAGTGCGATCGTAGTGGAGATAGAGCCGTAGTAATCGTGGCGACCCTACTGACCATTGCAATTCTTGCTATGGGATTTGGAGTTTATAAACTTTTTAATGGAAACAAAGGGCAAGAGTGCGCTGTGACTTTGCAGTTCAAAGATAACGTTAAGGCAACTTATATAGGGAGAAGTGTATGACCGAAGCCGAAATGGAAGAGCTACGCTTCTTATTGATACTTAGTAAGATGAAAGAGAACGCTAAGAAGTTGGCTAAGTAATGTATCACTTTTTTGCGATTAATGATTATCCGTATGGCTTGTGTGTAGTATTTGGCGGATTATTACACACAAGCACTTTTGCTTAATATATATTAAGGACTAACATCATGTGGACAACTCCAGCTGCAACTGAAATGCGCTTTGGCTTCGAAGTGACAATGTACGTAATGAACAAATAAGTATATACATTGTATATACACACCCCGCCTAGGAGACTACGCGGGGTTTTTTGTAGCTACAAATACTACGATCGTAGCCGACTTTAAAACAGTCGCGACTATCTTGCAAAGTGATTCATAAAAGTCGCTTTAAATAGGTTAAGGTAACATATATGTTACTCAGAACTAAACTATTAGTTTAGACATTTGTTTAGACATTTTATACACGTTTTGATAACGTGTATATTTTTTGGCGTTTTGTATACACGTTTTGATAACGTGTATATTTTTTGGCGTTTTGTATACACATCGTGTGTATATACAGTTTTTGAGTTTAATTATTTGCGTAGGTCTACACTTTTAGTTTAGTTTTGAACTAAAACCTGTTACTTATCGGCAACACAACTGCCCTATTGTATACCATGGTTTACACTTAGCGCTCTAAAAAACTTCCTTCCTTCATCTGGCGCTCTTCATGGTGCCATATCCGGTGACAGCTGGCACACAACACCACGCACTTCGCCTCGATCTCCGCACGGGCAAGCTTGTATGCCCCGTTTTGGGTCAATTCACTTACCTTTCTATTGGCGGGATCTTTGATAACATGGTGGAAGTCCAACGTGGCCGGATGATTCTGTCCACACTGCACGCACTCCAAGGTAGACTTATACTCTTCCCACTCGGCCCGCATACGAATCTTCTGCAAACGTATGCGCTCGATGTGCGCTTCCCTGTTGGAATGGTAGTGCTTGCTTGAATACTGCCGTTGTTTTAGTCTTCGTTCTTCCGGATCTTTGATCGGCATAGTAGAATATACCCTTACAGAAAGACTCTTTATAACATTTATCGTATTAATATGCAAAATATGGTAAATATGGTAAATATCCTACCAAGGTGAAAAATGACTGAAATCCTCGATTATTACCTGTGCTACAAAGAAGCATTTTTACTCGGCGTGTCGTTTGGTATACTTGTTTCATATACTTTTGCTGAAAAAGCTTTACAAAATCATAGATAATGGTATTCTAGTTGCTCAAACCTGATTATTGGGGCGAATTATGTTCATCAGAAAGTTAGAAAAGGAAAATACCATGTATCTAATAGACTTAGCACGTGTGCAATTGCCCGATGCCGAACTTCATGCCGCTATCGCGTTACGCGAGAGCAAAGTTGCACGGCTCAAGGAGCAAATGGGTAGCAAATACTTACTTCATTCAAATAACGTCGTCCGTTTACCACGGCCCACGCCTCATTTCCTATTGAAGGAGAACAATGATGACTAAGCAACATAAATGGCACAAAGAAATTAAAGCATGGGCTGATGGTGCGGAGATTGAAGCACAAGATAAAAATGGCAGATGGTATGAGGTAAAAGGTACACCATTTTGGGATGGTTTTGCATACCGCATTAAACCACAGCCTAAAGAGCCACAGTATATAAATGTATATGGTTGGCTAGAAAACGGAAACATAACATTTAAACAATATGGGCCATACTTAGGCAAAATTAAATTAGAGGTGGATGATGACTAAAGACAAAGCATTAAAGATGGCGATTAAAGCGTTGCTATATGGAACAGACCATACAAAGGCAGTTAAGGCTTGCAAAGAAGCACTAGAACAACCAACGTCAAACATTGATTATGATTTGTACAGAAATGTTGATAGACCAGTCAATCCAGAAGGGCATAAAAAATGATTTCAGATAAAGAAAAACTAGACCTAATTCAAAAAAATTATAAGGATTTAGTTCTTAAATACAACATACTTGATAAAAACTACAAAGAACTTTGCAGAGAAGCACTAGAACAACCCCTAACAAGGGATTGGAAACATACCATAGACGAACGCATTGCTAGGGATATTGAGTTTAAAGATGCGCTAGAACAACCAGCATGGCAAGGATTAACGGATGATGAACTAAGTCATTTAAAATACTTGCACGTTGATTACGAATTGTTTGATGAAGGTGAATATGGAACAGAATGTAATGTGTACGTTGATGACTTTGCCAAAGCTATTGAACAAGCATTAAAGGAAAAGAACACATGGCCATTAAACTAGCTTCACTGCCCACGGCCAGTGAAAAGAACCTTGTAAACGATCGCCTACAGGCCGCCATCGACTACGGATTTGATGAGGTATTCATTATCGGCGTCAAAGACGGCACCCTTAAACTATCCTACAGCGGATATAAAGACATCGAGCGCAAATTAGGTGCACTGGAAATACTTAAACAAGACATGATCGCAGAATCGTATTCATAGGAGAACAATGATGAGTGATTCAGAGAATCGTATTACCCGTACGATCTTAAAAGATATCGTTATGGAATCAATGGCACATACCTTCGACAGTGACCTATTGTCCGACCTTTATAAAGACGCTTACGGCTTCCGTCCGGACGTCGAATACTTCAAGGCCTGGAATGAATACCCAGACGACTTTAAACAAACCATTTGGGACAGATTACTGGTCGACCTTGCGGCGGCCGTAGAAGCAGACAAGGAAGAGGAGCAATATGAGTAACATAATAGAAATGACAGCAGAAGAAATGAAAGAGTGGCTTAAGAAATCTTCTCCATCAACAAAAGACCTTATCAACAGCCCACCGCACTACACCAGCGGAGGGATCGAAACGATAGATTACATGGAGGCCAAGTCCACCCCTGAGGAATTCAGGGGGCACCTACGCTTATCCGCACTCAAGTACCTATCCCGCGCCGGACTTAAAGACGATACACTCAAGGATTTAAAGAAAGCACAATGGTATATCAACGCCCTTGTGGAATTTGTAGAAGACAGTACGGACAAATAAGACAAAACATACTACTATATAGGAATGGCAGACAATAATGACAAGAACGGCGACGCACATCTAATGCAGGTGGTAAGGATTACCATCGACGGACAAACTTATACCCTTTTCGGCCCTCCTATGGTCCCCGATGACGAAGAGGTTGGCGTGATCGAAGACCTAGAATTCGGTGAATTTGTCCTCGCAAAACACGTCGTCGCATCTTTAATGCATTATTTGAACAATACCGTGCACTAAATGTGAGATTGGAAATATGGAACAGTAAAGTACCTCAATCCCGTACTTAAATAAATGAATGACTTTATAGAGACCTTCGGGTCTCTTTTTTTTATGTAGGTACTTTTTCGGAAAAATCGAAAATTTGCCGTAATGGCAGTTTTAAGGGGATTTTTGAGGGGAAAGGGGAAAGGGTGGATGGCTGGAAAGCCACGGAGCGCGGGTCTTGGAGGGTGGTGGGGGAGAGGGGAGAAAGGTGCACGGATCATGGACCACGGAGCAATTATTTGATTCTATATAGTAGACGTTTTGAAAAAAAAGTGAATTGATTTTTTTTTTAACGAAAAGTACCGTAATCAGACGTAATGGTCGAGATTACTTAGTAATATCAATGACATATCTATTACGTTACACCATTACGTTGAAATATCACAGACGTAATGGCGTAATGGGTACTTTTTGTTCACAGACGTAATGGCAAAAAGGGTAAAAAAGGGGTTTTTATAGGGAATTATCAGAGAGTATTTTAAAAAGTTGATTAAAAAATAGGCAATAACAGCAAATTTACTAGGGGGTTGCGCGCGAGGACCTTTAATTTTTTTTTTCACTTTTTTTTCAAGACGTCTACTATATAGGATTGAATAATTGATTAAATGCCTGCTATTGATTACAGTACTTTATCATAGTATACTATCTACATACTTTAATAGAGGGGCAAAGAAATGCCATTGAAAGACGTAGAAGTAAGAATGACAGGTATAACACCTAGAAAGCATGTCATACGATATAACGGCGTAAGTGGAAGGGCGAAGTATCCGTTCAAGGGAATGATCATAGGGGATTACATCGAAGTCCACACCATGACGGAAGCGGCCAATCTACGGTATGCCCTTCAATCATTCTATAAACGGATAAAGGGGCGTAGGTTTACTGTGCGTCAAACAATGGAAGACGATAGTGTTTGGATTTGTCGGAGGGTAAGCTAATGGCCGCGAAAGACGTATGGAATGTTCCACCTATCTTAGGGGATAAATTGCAAAAGAGACTATCTAGTAATGTAGGCTCATTGTATAGCCAGAAAAAGAAGCTATCTGGACGCGAATGGAAGTTCGTGCAAGAGCTAGTATCTGGGGACGGCCAAGTCACCATGAAAGAGTGCGCCATCAGAGCGGGCTTTACAGAGAAATCTGCAAAGGTCACGGCATGGAAGCTGACCAATCCTGAAATATGCCCACATGTAGTGGCCGCCATCCAAGAGTATCGTGCAGAGATAAATGCAAAGTATGGCACCAATTACGATAGACACATGAAGGATTTGCAATTGATACGGGATAAGGCATTGGAAGCTGGCGCATATGGTGCGGCCGTAGCGGCTGAATATCGTCGAGGCCAGGCACTTGGCACCATCTACATCGAGAGGAAAGAAGTTCGTATAGGCACCATCGATAGTATGAGTAAAGACGAAGTAATGCGTAAGCTTGAGGAAATTAAACGCATCTACGGCGCTCCACCTCAAACCATCATTGATATGGAACCTGTCGATGTAGAGAGTTCGATCGAAGTAGAACCATCATTTGACGCAAACGAGGTAATTGAAAATGGCAATAAAGCCCGAAGCCGGACTATACAAAAGACTGAAGGAGAATCTACCGGAGGCGCACATAACGAGGATAGAATCGAGAGTGAACCTAGGGATACCGGATTGCCTGATAGCGCTGAACAAGACTAGATTTGTAATGGTTGAACTGAAAGTGGTAAAGCGTGGTAAAAAAGTCGCGCTTAGTCCCCATCAAGTCGCCTTCCATCTGAAGCATGCCAGCCTAGGCTGTCCCACTTATATCTTGGTGCAGTATCATCCGGCCGGCACAACATCTGCACTAAAGGCCGAGCTATTGCTGTATGACGGTGGCCAAGCAGAGGATTTACTGTTGCGTGGCGTGGAATGCATCCCATCTGCTAAGTGGCCCTTGTCGCATGTGCAATGGCATATGTTTAGGCATGCTTTAACCGAGTAAAAGAAAAGGGGCATAGCGCCCCTTCTTTATTTCCCTCCAAATATATTTGCAAATAACAACATCGATAGTAGTCGGAATATCGTGCTAATTTTAATAGGCGACTCCGGCTCTGCTGGTTTGGTCACTATCGTTGCTCGCTCGCGTCTTAATCGACGACGCCGGTCGTGCGGGTGTTCTCTTGGCATAGCTGGCCATCAATAACCTTTATAGATTTGTATGGCCTCGTCTTCTAGGCTGTCGCTGAATCCATTGCCCAGCTCGCTAAAACGAACGGCAAGGCCTTCCTCGTCCACTATTCGCAATAGTTTAACCTCGTATAGCGTCGGACTGTCTCCGGTGCCGTAGCCGTCGTAGCATTCGTCCACATCGGCCGTTACTAGGTAGCCGTTATATTCAAAATCAAAGCTCATAGTTATCTACCTTTCGTATGCATCTAAAAAATCGTTAACGGCCTCTTTCACGGTCTCGCCATCGTAGCTGGTGGATATAATCTCGGTGCAATCGTCGTCTGAAAGCTCATAGCCTAAATTGGCGGCATAGGCTTTTAATTCATCAAATGTCATCTAGCACCTCCTCTACATACGCGGCATTTTCTGTTTCATAGCGATACTCTTTTGCACAAGCCAAGGCGTCTTTCTCATTATCAAAGGTGCCTAAGCATGTGCCATTATGGTTGTATGCATTAAATGTCATCTTGCACCTCCACAATTCGAAAGTCTTCTCTATCGGTAAAGTCTTCAATGTTGCCTTCCTCTACCTCTTCTTCCATCTCTTTAAAAAACCAGTCCAGCTCCGCGCGTGCGCTTTCTTCGCTGTCGAACCTAGTCGGTCCATCGTCATCGCTCCATGTATTAGTCCAGCCGCCACAAAGGCAATACTCTTGCACTTCGTATTTAGTCATATCACACCTCCAATTAAAAGTGATGCTGTCGTTAAAGTAATTGCCCATAGGCATATCGTGAAAGTTTTCTCGGTCATGGGTATCCCTCCTCTAGCACGGTCTCGCCGTCCTCGTCTATAACCCATGCCGGATTAGTGGACCATTCCCATTCCAATGGGTAAGTATCGTCAGTAATGTCTACCTTAGTTCCGCTGTATTGCTCGCGCCCTAGTGCCTCCTCCGGCGTGTCGGCCTCCACTTCAATCGTGGTTATCAGATAGCGGCATATTGTGTATTTAGCCATGATTTACCTCCTGCATAGGTAATACATCGGTTACGGTCCAGCCATCAAAATCAACTGGTTTCCACTCGCCGCCATCGGTATCGCCGGCAATTTCAATGGCTTGCTCCAATGTATCGGCCTCCAGCTCAATCCGTAATATGGTCACATACTCTGCGTATGCTTCAAATTTTGCCATGGTTTAGTCCTCCTCTATAATGCCGCTGTCTAGGCATGCGGCCAATACGGTTTGCGCTAAGCGCCTATCGGCCATTATGGCCATCGCTATTGTTTCCTGTAGCTCTTGCCATTCGTCGCGGTCTATATTGCCTTGCCACTCGTAATTATCCACGAGGCGGCTTACGGCCCATTCAATGCTTGAGTGTAGATTCATAGCGCCGGCTCCCTGTCTAGTCCATCAATAGCATCGATAATGCAACTGTCGGCCACGCTCATCAATTGCTCTACATTGCCGTCGTTGATATTCTGCGCATAGTGATACACGTTCGACAACAATCGTTGCGCTTGGTCTAAGTCGCTAAGTATTTGGTCTTTTGTCATGGTCTAATCCCTTTCGTCAAAGTCACAATGTTTAAGCTCGGCCAATAGCTCGGCCTCGTCCATGTTTTTAAATCCCTTAAAACCATGCATTAATAAGTCCCATACTAGGCCATCGGCGAAGCTGGTATCGGTTTGGCATAGCTCTAGGTTATACCCCACAAGCTTGTGGATTAAGTCTTCTCTTTCTCTCATTTTGCTTTCTCGCTTTCTAGTGTTTTAAGTAGGTTACATTTGAAATGGCTTTATCCCAGCATGCGCGGCATGTCCCGCACTTGCCATTATTAGCTGGCGCCTTGCATTCGACGCCGTCAATGGTGCCCGCCTTGGTTATAACGGTGCTCGTTGTTGGCCACGTGCCAGCTGGCGCCATGTCCAGCATTGGCATGCTTAATCGCACGGTTAAATTATCCGGCATGGCTCGTTGTCGGTTTACCTTGGCCAGCATGCCTTTCTCTTTCGTCGGTAGCCAAAATGTTACCTCCGGCATGGCCTCGGCAATGTCCATGATAGCCATCAAATGGGCCTCGCTTTGAATATCGCCGCTGTCGTGCCATCTGAAATAGCCGGTCGTATCGTTGCTTTTAATGGCCGCTATCATTCCAGCGGTCCACGAGGGTAAGTCACCCAGCGAGTTCAAATTATGCTCCCTGTGGGCCATTACGTTCTTATAACGGTAGTTGCCTTTCATGGCATAGCATCCATGGCATACACTCCCTTTAATCTCGGCCAGCTTGCGGCCAGTATGGCACGCCGTCGCCGGCGTGCTAAAGGTATGGCATGGCATTTTCTTAGGCTCGCTAAGTTTAGGCATGAATTGAATTGTTTGCATGGCTGGCTCCCTTTTTATAGCGGTCATAGCCGCGTATTTTGCTGGTTTTATCTGTATGGCTTTCTATATAAGTCCATGCAATTTTGCGGTCGTCCAGCGCCTTAAATAGGCGCCCAGCGTCGCAATCTTCTTCTAGGTATACGCTATTTTTGCGTTGATAGCTGAAAGTTGATATATCGCCATCAATGCCAAGCTTTTCCAGCAATGCTCTATCTACTTTAAACCAGCCATGGCCAGCGTCTGTATAACATAAAATTCGCATGATCATGCCGCCTTTCTTTGATTGATTGATGCTGATAGATAAACCGGCTCTAAGTCCACGCCATTGAATAAGTCTCGGCATAAAACCCTAAGCCGCTGGCCGTCGGCCTCGACGGTATACCAAAACTCCACGCCGAGCGTGTCGCCATTGGTTGCGTCCGCGGGTAGCAGTCTTAAATCGCCGCCGCCGGCTTTCTTATTGGCCGCTATAAATGAAGCCGCGAACTCGTCGGCCTCGAACCTTGGCAATTGCCAAGCATAGGCCAAGGCGTTTTTAATAAACTGATAGGCGCCATAGCCGCTGTCGCTCTTAGGATAATTATCCCAATGCTTAAAAACGGTATAGGCTCCGTCTGCATCTTTGAATGTATATAGTCCTCTAGTGCTCATGATGTCCTCTCTTTCTATCTGTATGATTGAGCGGCCAGCCATCGCCGGCCGCTGGTTGCTATTGTAATGCCAAGTTTTAAATCTCTGCAAGCGTTATTATTATGGCCTCGCTCGCCGCTATGGCATTGCTTAGGGCCTCGCGTATATGCACGGCGTGCCCTTTCTCATCGTTGCCATTGCTTACGGCCGCCGCTATCTTCTCGGCGGATTCTTTGCTGTATTGCGGCGCGTCTGTTAGCTTGCACGGCGTCGCCTCCACTAGTCGCCAGCCGCCGGCCTCGCGCTCCATCGTGGGCTTGATAGCTAAGTCGCCCACCATAATCACATGGCCATTGCCTAAGAGCACGCCATCGAGCGCGGCCAGCGCCCGCTTGTTGGCCTCGTGAGTTTCAAAAAATTGCGGCGCGGCCTCGTGTAATAAGTCTAAATTGCTCATGGTTTAATGCCTCCGTTTTAATATAAGTCTTGAGTATCGTTATCGTAGCGGTCTTGCCATGCTTGGCGGTATATCTCTTTCCGGCTTGGCTCCACATGGGCGCCATACCATTCGGGGTGGTCGTCCATAAGCTTGGCCATCTCGTTTCGGGCCTCCCTATCGGTTTTGAATCCCGTCCAATAGGTGCACTCGTCGCCGCATTCGTCGGTGATAATGATGTCGTATGTTTGCATGGTTTAATCCCTCTCTATGGTTGCGGCGGCCATCGCTGGCCGCCATGGTTTAATTAATCAAATCGTGAATAATCGCTGGCGTGCGGTATGAATTGTAGCGGCTCGCGCGGGCTCCAGTCGTCGCCGTCGTCCGCCTCGCATAGCTCAATTAGCGCGTTTTCAATTGCCAGCACTTGCGGGCTGTCTATTCTAAGGCCGCTTATATCGGCGCAGAAAACTAGCTTGTCATCGGCCAAGGCGTAAAGCTTGGCATTGTCCGCGGTGATTAAATCCGCCAGCGCGTCCGCCTCGGCCTTTAAAAAGTTTTCGCTATAGCTTGCCGCCTCGGCCTCGCGCTCGCGCCATATACTCACGCATTGCTCGGCCATGTCCAGCGCCTCGCGCCATGTCATAGGCTCGCCGGTGTCATCGTTGGTCGTGAATGCGAGCCAGTCCGCCGCCTCGTAGCATTCAACGAAAGTATCCCAGCCGTTATTGTAATTGGCCAGCGCTCGCGCTTGTAGGCGCTTGATTATGGTTGCCTGTTTCATTCTGTCGCCTCGCTTTCGTCCCAGCTTACATAGTAGCCGGCCATTAATAGTTCAATGGCGGCGCTTTCTGCCTCGATGCGCCGCGTATAGGTTTCAACTGGCCAAGTGTTAGCTGGTCGCGCTTGGTCGCCGCTGTAGTAGATTTTAAACATGGTTTTAGTTCCCTTTCTATGGTTGCGGCGGCCAGCTGGCCGCCGGTGTTAAATTAAGCCGCCTCGGCCTCGACGGCCTCGGCCGTGCCCTTGATATAATCCGCCGCTTTCTGCGCAAGCGCGGCCGCCTTGAATATGGCCGTGTTATCGTCGCGGCATGCCTTGAGCCAGCTCTGAATATAGCCAGCGTGCCGGAGCTCACCGGCGATGCCGTTATCCGCGCATAGGTAGGCGGCGCCTATCTCGGCGACCAGCTCTTCAAAGGCATAAGCCGGATTCCCAAAACGGCCGGAGTGGTCGCGGTCCAGCCTATGCTTAGCGCCGGTCCAATGGGCCAATTCATGAAAGGCCGTCGCGTAATAATGCGCGGCGCTGTCGAAACTTGCTTTATGCGGCAATTGCACGGCGTCCGTGCTCGGCATGTAGAATGCCGCGTCCCCGCCGTGGCGGATAATGGCGCCGGTTTTTACTATGGCCGCCTCGCAATGCTCGCTGGCGTCGAATGGCACGGCCACGGGCTCGGCCGCCGGTGCGCGCTCGGCGTCCGTCTGCTCGATGTTAAAAACCGAGTAGGCTTTTAGCACGGCATAGCCGTTGATTTTGTCGCCGGTCGCCGCGTCTACCGTGCCGGCCACGGGCTTATAAAAGCAAATGGCCGTGCCCTTTTGGCCCTTGAGCACTTGCGCGCCGCGGTCTTGCCATTGCTTATAGGTCGCCCATTGGCCGGCCGCGTAGCCGTTGCCCATGCTGGCCATGCCTAGAATTAACCGGTTTACGCCGCGATAGGCCGCGCCGGTCACGATATTATGGTCGGCGCCGCTGGCCGCGTCCGCGTGCCATGGCTTTACCCATGGCGCCGCGCCCTTTTCTAGCTCGGCGATAATTTGGTCGGTTACTGTCTGATAAATTGGGTTGCTCATTTTGTCTTGCCCCTTTCTTTCTGTATGGTTGCGGCGACCAGCTGGCCGCCGTGGTTTATTGGTTGTAGCTGTTCCACCAGTCGCCCATGAATTGGTTGTCTGAAAAGTCCGCGACTAGTTCGTCGTCGGCCAAGCCCAGCACTACCAGCGCCCAGCCCAGCTTTTCGCCGGCGGCGTCGCGGATAATTAATTGCGCCTCTTCGACGCTCTCGATGTCCGCAATAATTTGGTTATGGCTGGCGCTCTTTTTGCATGCCCACTCTTCGCCGTCATAAACTGAAACGGTATGGCCAGCGGCCAATGCATGCTTTACTAGGTGTCTATATGCTTTCATGTTGTGCCCTTTCTTTCTGCTGTATGTTGCACGCCGCGCCCGCGTCGTGCTAATTAGAATTAGACCCTATATTAGTAAAGCTTGCAAGCTTTTTTGCGTGCCGGTTACCTAGTCCGGCCAATGCCGGCCAGCATGCCCTTTAAACAGCGCTGGCACGCCTTTACGCCGTCCAATGGCTGGCCGCCGCCCTTGCTGTCTGTCTATATGTAAACTAGGCCAGCGGAGCGTGGCCCGTGGGCCGTGGAGCGTGACCCGCTATGCGATACGCGCGGCCGGTCGCGTGTCCGGAAAAAAGCCTGGTCACATTGCCCGTGGTCCGTGTCCGGATTGCCGGTGCCCGTGTCCGGAAAAAAGCCTGGTCACATTGCATGTTAGTAGGCACTAACCTAAAATGTTAGTAACCACTAACCAATGCGCAAAGTCGCATGCCCAGCAAGGCCCTTTTTAAGCGCTTAGGCGGCCCTTGGTCCGGAATTGAACCTACCCTACAAGGCGGGTTGTGGATATCCTGTGCGTTTCCTGTGGATTCGCTGTGCATGAATTGTGGATAACTTTTCGTGGCAAATGCTGCAAATTGTGGATAACTTTTTCATGGTCCGCGGTCCGTGGTCGCCGGTCCATGGACCGCGGCCGGCGCGAGGGGGGAAGAGTCCCTAGAACCATGGCCCGCGTGTAAGTGAGCACTCACTAACCCACCCACCAAAAAAACGCCCCACCGCCGGCGGAGCAGTAGCTTTAGCCCGATTTCGCACAGTTTTTCGCACTCCAAACGAAATTGAGGTATTATGACCCTACAAATAGGCCCCCTTGTTTTAATAAAGCCATTGCCAGAAAAATTTTTACAAAAATTAAAGAGAATGAAAACATATGCTTAGCACCTCTGCGGCTGAACAAGCCTCGATTGAAGCGGCCAGACTAGAGCTTCGTCTATTGCAATTAGAAGCGCAGGAGAAAGCGCAAACGGACTTCTTGTCCTTTGCCAAATACGTATGGCCCGATGCTATCTTGGGCGCGCACCACACAAAAATGGCAGATGCCTTTAACCGTCTAGCAGATGGGACCTTGAAAAGACTGATCGTTAACATGCCTCCGAGGCACACCAAGTCTGAGTTCTCGTCCTATCTGCTACCCGCGTTCATAATGGGCCGTCGGCCGCGGACCAAGATCATTCAAGCAACCCACACGGGGGAGCTTGCCGTGCGGTTCGGCCGTAAGGTCCGTAACTTGATGGACTCGGAAGAGTATAAGCAGGTGTTCAATAATGTGGCCCTTCGAGCGGACTCCAAGGCCGCGGGTCGGTGGGACACGGACCATGGCGGGGAATACTTTGCTGTTGGGGTTGGCGGCGCGATGACCGGCCGTGGTGCGGATTTGTTGATTATTGATGACCCGCACTCAGAGCAGGATGCCTTGTCAGAGCTGGCCATGGAGAACGCCTGGGACTGGTACACCTCCGGCCCTCGTCAGCGTCTACAGCCAGGTGGTGCTATTGTCATTGTGATGACCCGTTGGAACACGAAGGACTTAACGGCAAAGCTTGTCAAGGCACAGACTAGCCATAATGCTGACCGCTGGGAGATTATTGAATTCCCTGCAGTCTTGCCTAGCGGCAATCCGTTGTGGCCCTCGTTCTGGAAGCTTGAAGAGTTGCTCGCGGTCAAAGCATCCTTATCCCCACAGAAGTGGCAGGCCCAGTGGCAGCAACAGCCAACCAACGACGAAGGCGCTATATTGAAGAGGGACTGGTGGCAAGTGTGGCCCTCGGACGAAGCACCCCCCGTAGAGTATATTATCCAATCGTATGATACGGCATACTCCAAGAAAGAGACGGCCGACTACTCTGTAATCACGACCTGGGGCGTGTTCTACCCGGACCAAGACTCAGGGCCTAACATAATCTTGCTTGACGTCACGCGCGGACGCTGGGACTTCCCGGAGCTAAAACGTATTGCCAAGGACCAGTATGACCAGTGGCAGCCTGACAATGTGTTGATCGAGGCCAAAGCGACAGGGATCACGCTTCAGCAGGAGCTGCGTAGGATGGGTATTCCTGTGACCATGTATTCGCCAGGAGGTAGACGCAGTGGGCAGGACAAGGTATCGCGTGCGCATTCTGTGGCCCCTATCTTGGAGGCAGGCATGGTGTGGGCCCCGGACACGGACTGGGCAGAGGAATTAGTGGAGGAGTGCGCTGCATTCCCGAATGGCGACAACGACGACATGGTCGACAGCACGACGCAGGCCTTGAATCGTTTTAGGGCAGGTAATTTTATCTCTCTTGGAACGGATTTAATGGAAGAGGATAAACAACAAGATGTTGCGTTCGAGTACTATTGAGGACTACAATTAGGAAATATTGCAACAAGACTTTTAGGACTAACGAATGAACAACACTCTGCCCTTTGACAACGACTACGAAAAGCGTGTACAGCAGTCCTATGCATCCCTTGGGATTAGTCAGCCAGCTAAGATGGCGGCAGGTGGTGTAGTGGAAGACACGGGTGGGATGTTATATGCGGCAGCAAGAAGCGTAAAGCCTAAGTTAAAAGCAGAGGACAAAGCTTATTTTAATGCACACAATCAGTATGCAACGGACCATGCTGCATACTCGGACGCATACAATAAGTGGGTGGCGGACTGGAATGCAGGGAAAACAGAGGCTGCATATGCTGGCATAGCGGAGCCGACAGCGCCTACCCTTCCTACGGCACAAGGGGAGTTGGATATAAACGCCTATCAGGCACAATTGGCTGCGGCAGCGCAGAATAAGGCATTGGCTAGAGTAGGAGGCATCCGTGCCTTTGCCAATCCAGAAGCCTATAATTTGGCAGGACATGCAGGGGTAAGCTCGTTTGAGGACGGTGGTGAGGCGGTAGCGGGCCAAGACCCGCGGGCCATGGACCTTGAACAGTTCTTATTGGAAAACTCACGTACCAAAGCGGGCCCTGTAGACGTGCAAGAAGTACGCTCGTCAAGGGGACAGGGCAAATATGACACACGTGTGAGTAAGGATGTGGACGGTTTTCAGGCATTTGCTGACGTGGATGTAGGCGGAAAGAGGTTAAGTCAAGTGGGTGCGAGTTTCGTGGGCCGTGGTCGTATAGGCAATTACGAAGTGCAGTATGTGTACGACCCTGAAACTAAGCAGCCTGTGATCACGGGTGCTATCCGTAAGGAGCTGAGTCCGACTAGTGACGTGTCAGCTGAAGGCGTGTATGTGCCCCAAAAGGACGGCAAGGACTACTACAATGCTGGCGTGCGTTACACCAAGCGTTTTGAAGACGGCGGTGAAGTAGCAAACGAAAATGACCGAACCCTTCGCTCTATCGACGTCACTCCTACGAATAAAAAAGAAGTAGGCCATCCAAATGAGTATGCGGATACCGTAGCGCGTTGGGGACGTAAAGGCCAGGAAGCGATGGCAGGGTTATTAGGCCTTGGCGAAGAGGTTAAGTTTGCCAATGCTATCCCTGAGTTCTACTTTCCTAAGGACGAGCAGCTAGACGGTCGTGGTGACGCGATGCGTCATATGTTGTTGCAGGCACAGATAGCGAAGAAGTACGGCAGGACACCTGCTGAGATTGCAAGCTATATCCACGAGAACTGGCTCACTGGCGGACAGTCAGATGAAGAGCAGGCGATGGACGTGGCCAATGACGCGCGGGGCATGGACATTGGATTACGGTCCAAGGACAAGGCAGACATGGCCTACCAAGCGCTGCAGGCAATCAAGTCAGGTCAAGCTAAGACTATTGCAAAGCCTAAAAAACCAAAAAAGTTTGAAGACGGAGGAGACGTATCAAGCGAGAACGTCCGAACCCTTAAATCTATTGACGTAACAGCAGACAAGCCTGAAAAGAGCAGGGTCAAAGAAAACCTTGACGCTATCATGCAGGGGTTAAAGAACGAGGATATCAGTGCCAAGGACGTGGCGTTGTTTATCAATTCGTTTATTCCAGTGTCAGGTGATATCCAATCCGCAGCAGAAGGCTATCAGGCATTCAAGGATAAAGACTACGTAGGGGCTGGACTTGGCGCTGCAGGTGCGTTACCTTTGATCCCTAACATTACTAAGTACGTAAAAGGTGCAAAAGAGTTATCTAATGCCCATCCTCCGGAGGGAGTACCTAAAAAAATATGGGACTTGCATGAAACGGTTAGAAAATATGACGACCCTAACTTTGAATTTTTAAATGCAGCTAAAGTGGATAATACAGTCACAACAGGCGAAAAAAATCGCCGTAGAACAGTGGCCTTTAGAAAACTTAAAAAGGCTATAGAGGAAGAGTACCCAGATTTAAAAGGCACCAGTTATGTTTACATGGGCGATTTAAACGAAATATCTGCTAAGCGTGAAGCACTTGAAGAACTCAGTAAGGCAGAGAATTTAAACGCCCCAAATATTATTGTGCCTGAACGCGGTAGCATTAGTGCATTGATTAATAAGGTTAAAAATGAACGAGGCGAATACATGGGCCGCCGTGCAGAGCGCGCAGCAGATGAGGTCCCTAACCTTGAAAATCAATATAGCGAAAAAGCGTTAGAAAGACTGTTGATGGATAGAAGTAATCCGCAGGCCTTAATGGTGTTAGACCCTAAATATTTTGAAGAATACGCAAGCCCTATTCCCCCTGGTTATTCACAAGATAGAGGATATTCATTAAGGGGAATTGCTTCAGGACCGGATACGTCAATGACTCAAGCTGAATACATTGATTATTTAGCGAAAGTTGCGCGTGAGTCTGGTTTAAAAGAAATACCTTTTCTAGGTTTGAGCGAAGCAGCGTCTGGAGGTATTCGCATTTCAGGACATGAAGGAAGACATAGAACAAGGGCTTTAGCCAAGCTTGGGGATAAATCAACACTAATTGAACTGCAACCTAGTTACAATCTCACCTCTCAAAAAGCACGGGAATATAAAGAAGATTACATAGACGCATTAAGAGCGCGACTAGGGCTAAACCCTAGCGTAGCGCCGCAATCATTTCCTGATGTAACTTTGCCTATGCCTGAACCATTTAAGCACGGCGGTGAAGTAACGGACTTTATTAAATCTAAGAAGTAACACTTGCGTAAACCCTGCAATACCGAGTACACTACGGAAAATACTCGGACGAGAATCCTATGCCAATTGACAAAGTAGTTAACCAAGCCCCTGAGACATCCATTGAGATTGATCAGGAAGGCATGCCCGAAATCGAAATAGTCTTGGAAGACGACGGCAGTGCTACGGTTGAGATAGGTGAAGACGAAGCAAACGACGTAGAATTCTACGCCAACCTAGCAGAAGTCATTGACGAAGACGATTTAAACCGTATGTCAATAGACTTATTGGCATTATTTGAGGCCGACAAGGCGTCTCGTAGTGACTGGGAACAGGTGTATGCCAAGGGCCTTGAGCTGTTAGGCTTGAAAGTCGAAGAACGCACCAAGCCATTCCGTGGCGCAGCCGGTGCAGTGCATCCAATGTTGACAGAAGCGGTAGTCCAGTTCCAATCGCAAGCGATGAAGGAGCTAATGCCGGCAGACGGACCTGTTAGAACTCAGGTTTTGGGCAAGGAAACGATAGAAAAACTACAGCAAGCGTCACGTGTTCAAGATTTTATGAACTACGAACTGACCACAGTGATGGAAGAGTACACGCCAGAGATGGACCAAGCACTTTTCTACCTGGGTTACGGTGGTTCTGTGTTCAAAAAAGTGTATTTTAATGCACAATTAGACAGAATGGTCAGCAAGTTAGTGCTTGCTGACGACTTATACATCCCTTACACCGGCTCAAGCGTCATGAGCCAATGCCCACGGATCACGCACCGCGTGCCAATGGACGCAAACGAGTTCAGAAAGCGCGTTGTTGCTGGCGAATACTTGGATTTAGACATCCAAGCAGAAAGTTCTGACCCAAATCAAGACCAAATTCAAGAAGGCGTGGACCGTCAAACAGGTTTAAGCCCTTCTGACCAAGCCGAAGAAGTATTTTTGCTTGAATTCCAAGTGGATTATGACATTCCAGGCTTCGAAGACACCGACGAAGACGGTGAAATCACAGGAATTAAGCTTCCATACGTCGTAACGCTTGACGAAGTGAGCGGTAAAGTGCTTGGCGTGCGTCGTAACTGGAAAGAAGGCGACGAATTGAAACGTCGTCGCAATTATTTTGTGCATTATGTGTTGATCGAGGGCCTTGGTGCGTATGGCTTGGGCTTTGTTCACTTAATCGGCAGCTTATCGAAAACAGCAACGTCTGCATTACGTCAATTGATTGACGCAGGTACGTTCTCTAACCTACCAGCAGGGTTCAAGGCCAAAGGCGCACGGATCGCGGACACGGATACACCTATCCAACCCGGCGAATGGCGTGATATTGACGCTGGTGGCGCTGAATTGCAGTCATCACTATTGCCATTACCGTATAAAGAGCCTAGCCAAACACTATTCCAGTTATTAGGCTTCACTGTAGACGCTGGTAAACGCCTTGCAAGCATCGCGGACATGCAAGTTGGTGACGGTAATCAGAACGCAGCGGTCGGAACAACGATTGCATTGCTAGAGCGCGGCTCAATGGTGATGTCTGCCATCCATAAACGCTTGCACTACGCACAAAAACTAGAATTCCAATTGCTTGCACAGGGCTTTGGTGAGTACTTACCTAAAGAGTACCCTTATGACGTGCCAGGTGCCAGTCGTAAGATTAAAAAAGCAGACTTTGACAACATGGTGGCAGTGCTTCCTGTTGCCGACCCTAACATATTCTCTACAGCACAGCGTATAACCCTTGCACAAACACAGCTACAGCTTGCGCAGGCGGCCCCACAGATGCATAACATGTACGAGGCATACTACCGGGTCTACACAGCCCTGAACGTGCGTGATATCGACGGTATATTGCGTCCACAGAGCTCACAAATGCCCAAGGACCCCGCGACAGAGAATGCTGACGTGTTGGATACGATGGAATTGAAAGCATTTGCTGGCCAACAGCATGATGCACACATTGAAGCGCACTTACGCATGGGTATGTCACCGATGTTGCAAGCTAATCCTATGTCTGCTGCTATCTTGCAGAAACATATCCTACAACACATCCGTATCAAGGCTGAAGAGGACGTGGAAGCAGAATTGTTCAAGGCATACGGTACGGATCCAGATGGCATGGTGTCAATAATCCAAAAAGAAGGCATGATTGCATTGAAAGTAGCGCAATCCATGGCTGACGTTAAAACAATGCAAGATGAAATCTCTGGAGCGAATCAACCACCTACAGACCCAGTCGTTGAGCTCAAGAAACAAGAGTTGGATCAACGTGCTAAGGCTGACGCGGCGGATGCAGCGGCTAAAGAGAAGAGCTTGGCACTCCAGCAAGAAAAATTGAACCAAGAAGCGCAAGATGACAAGGCCAGTATTGCATCGCAGGATGCAATTGCAGAGGAACGTGCTGCTATTGCCCGTGAGCGGTTGGCCATTATGGAACAACAGATGTTAGGTCAACAACAGCAAGCTCAAGGAGAAAATAATGGCAGCTAAACCAGGTTTGTATGCAAATATTAATGCTAAGCGTGAGCGCATAGCAGAAGGCTCTGGCGAGACGATGAGGAAGCCTGGCACTAAGGGCGCTCCTACTGCAAAGGCGTTTAAGCAATCAGCTAAGACGGCCAAGGTTAAGCCAGTTAAAATGAAAAAAGGCGGCGATGCCATGGCGAGCAGCGTAACTTACGTCAAGAAAAAAGACGGCAATAAACGAGTGAAGATTTGCTAACATGGTAAAGAAGACTGTATCGTTAGCCGTGGGCCGTGGTGAGAAGCTTCCTGTGTCGAAAGGCGCAGGGCTTACTGCTAAAGGCCGTGCAAAGTATAACAAGGAAACAGGCTCTAACTTAAAGGCGCCTGCTCCTAATCCTAAGACAAAGAAAGACGCAGCTCGACGTAAGTCCTTCTGCGCAAGGATGTCAGGCATGCCTGGCCCTATGGTCGATGATAAAGGCCGCCCAACAAGGAAAGCAGCGTCATTAAAACGCTGGAATTGTAAATAGTTTTAAGCCTACAGACGAGGGCTCTTGATCGTCTGCCTTTTACATGGAAGATTGAACCATGCTTGAATATGCAGAAAGACTTCTTAAGGAAGTTAGAAAGTTACAGTCGGACTCCGAAGGCATTGTGCTGAACGGAACCATTGCTAACATGGAGCGTTATCGCTTTATGATGGGGCGTCTAGAAGGCTTAAAACTCGTAGAGGATATGATCAAGGACTCCTTGAATTCTAATCCTGATGACATAGATTTTTAACCGTGGAGACCCTTATGGCAGAAGAAGAAGTAAAGAACCTAACAGCGCTAGAAAAGAAGTGGCTTGAGAATGAGCAGAATAAGCCGTCATCTATTGACGATGCTTACGATGAACAAGGCCAGTTCGACCCAACACTGATACCAGAGGAGGCCATAAGCCGTATTCCTCGACCTACAGGATGGCGGGTAGCAATATTGCCTTATCGTGGCGCAGAACGCACGAAGAGCGGTATTGTGATAGCAGAAGAAACTCAGAAACGTACACAGCTGGCTACGAATTGCGGCTATGTAATAAGTTTGGGTGATTTAGCCTACAAGGACGAATCCAAATTCCCATTCGGCGCATGGTGCAAAGAAGGCGACTGGATTATCTTTGGCAGGTACGCAGGTTCACGTATTTCTATCGATGGTGGTGAAATCCGATTTTTAAACGATGATGAAATCTTGGGTATTGTAAATTCCCCTGAAGACATCTTGCATATGTAAGGAGTAGAAAGTTATGGCTGATGATTTAGACTTTAAGGTAGGCGAAGAGGACGAAAGCCCGGCTACTGTCGAGCTTGATGGCGACGGTGGTTCAGAACTGATTGAAAATGAATCCAACGCGGCCCCTATTGTTGAGACACAATCAACACAGGCGCAAGGCGAGGAATTAGATGTATACAGCGACAAGGTGAAGAAACGTATTGACAAGCTTACTGCTCGTCTACGCGAAACAGAACGTCGCGAACAGGCTGCGCTAGAGTACGCTAAAAACGTACAGCAAAAAGCACAGGCCTATGAGCAACAAGCGTACAATTCTGACAATGCTCGCCTAGGCGAAGCCCAGAGTCGTATTGAAACACAAGCTGTTGCCCTAAAACAGATTATCCGTAAGGCACGGGAAGAAGGTGACTACGACACGGAGATTGAAGCGCAAGAACGTTTGACTGAAATTCAAATGGAACAACGCAGCCTCTCTGAAGTAACGTCACGCCGTCAATACAACCAGGAACAAGCACAGCAAGCGCCTCAACAAGTTCAGCAACCAGTGCAACAACAGCGTCCTGTCTATGACCCTAAAGCCGAAGCATGGGCCGAGGAAAACGAATGGTATGGCAAAAACGTGGCAATGACACATGCAGCTCAGGGCATTCATAAGCAATTAGTTTTAGCAGAAAGATTTGACCCAAACTCAGATGAGTATTATGATGAGCTTAATAATAGATTGCGCGAGGCTTTTCCTACGCAATTTAATGTAAAAACCAGGACCAATCGACCCGTGCAAACGGTTGCGCCTGCTTCCAGATCTTCTGGAGTAAACAATGCACGCCGCACTGTCCGGTTATCACCGAGTCAAGTTGCGATCGCTAAAAAATTGGGTGTTCCGTTAGAAGAATACGCCAAATACGTTAAGGAGTAATAAAATGGATCAAGAACAAGCTGTACCAAAACTAAACCGCAATGCACGTGAGACAGATTCACGTGATAAAACTGCGCGCCGTAAATCTTGGGCCCCTCCTTCACGATTGGATGCGCCTCCTGCGCCTCCTGGATACAAGCACCGTTGGATTAGATCAGAATCTGGTGGACAAGAAGACCGTATTAACGTCATGGGCAAGATGCGTGAAGGTTATGAATTAGTACGTGCCGACGAGTACCCCGATTTTAGCAGTCCTTCAGTAGACGATGGCCGACATGCTGGTGTTATCAGCGTGGGAGGTTTATTGCTTGCACGAATCCCAGAGGAAACAGCAAACGAGCGACGTGAGTATTACGAATCACGCACCCATGACCAATTATTGGCTGTCGATAACGATTTAAGTAAATCAAATGGACATTCATCCATGCGAATTCAGAATCCTACTCGTCAGACCCGTGTATCGTTCGGCGGACCTAAATCCTCCGAATAACTTAATTTAAGGAAATGACAAAATGGCAAACGTAGATAAAGCCTTTGGTCTTCGTGCAATGGGGAACCTTTCAGCTACTGGTGCGCAAGCTCAGTACGGTTTCACAATCGCAGACAACCAAGCAGGCGCAATTTTCCAAGGCGACTTGGTAACAGTATTTGATGGTTATTTAGTGGCATTTGCACCAGCGACACACACTGCAGCAGTAGGCGTGTTCAACGGTTGTAACTACATTGATCCAACCACAGGCAAACCTGTATGGAAGAACTACTATCCAGGTAGCGTAAACATCACTCAAGGCACTATTACAGCTGATGTTATCGATGATCCAGCACAATTATTCATCATTCAATGTGATGAAGACCTTGTACAAGCTGACATTGGTAAGAATGCTGACATAGTCGCTGGTACAGGCAACACAACCACAGGTCAATCTGCAATGGAGTTAGATTCTTCAACTATCGCCAACACAGCAGCTTTGAATGTGAAAATCGTTGGTTTATACAACGTTCCAGGCAACGAATTCGGCACTAACGCCGTTGCGGTTGTAAAAATCAATGAACATCTATTCGGCAGCGCTGGCGTTGCTGGTCAAGGAGCTTAATCATGGCAATTTCACGTTCCCAACTAGTAAAAGAACTTGAGCCAGGTCTGAACGCATTGTTCGGCATGGAATACAAGGGTTACGAAAAAGAGCACGAGCAAATATACGACACTGAAACTTCTGACCGTGCGTTTGAAGAAGAAGTAATGTTATCAGGCTTCGGTGAAGCTCCTGTTAAAACTGAGGGTGCTGGCGTTTCATACGACAATGCTCAAGAAGTTTACACAGCTCGCTACACACACGAAACCATTGCTTTGGCTTATTCATTAACTGAAGAAGCTGTTGA